ATTTTAAATCCGCTTATGCCATCATCGACAGAAAGCCTGTTATCCTGTCTGTTTTTCCAATTTTCAGGGTCTAAGTTCGTCAAAGCAAATATAAGTGCACCAGTATCCGGAGGGAAGTGCTTCGTTATTTTGCTTGACTTTACAAGCACTTTACTCCCGTCCTTTAAAGTTCTATATTCATTTTTAGACTCTTCAATCTCATAACCGGCAGCACGCTTCCAAAGTGATTGCTCCAACGTTTGAACGATAGTTTCACGAAACTCTTTTCTCGCCTTTTTTAAAGAGTCAGAAAAGTCAGGTTTGTCATTTATCCAAGTATAAAATGTTTCTTTGCTAATACCAACCTTTTTACAGGCTAAGATATTAGAATCCCCCTCCCTTATATAGGAGATGATGTCATCTTTGACATCGTTAAATTTACCTTTGCTCATATCCTAAAACAATAACCTAAAACTTATATAAATATACTAAAAATCAATCTGATTAGCAAGTAAATTCTTGCTTTATTTCAGAGCAAATTCGAGCCTTCTCCATTTTCCGGCTGTACTCCTCTTTCAATATTTCAATGTTCATATCAAAACAATTTTAACTGTTCAACTTTATTTTCAATCTTAACTATCTCTTCAATGATTCGTTTCATTATTTATTGTCTTATATAATTTTATAAGGTTTATAAAATAAAAAAGCTATCTCAAAATAAAATTTGAGATAGCATCGAAAAAAAAGGAAATCTGCCCGTAGGCAGCTCTATACCTAAAAAAGAGGGTAATTATACCTTTTTATATTTCCCTTTAAGGTCGGTTTCATAAACATCTACGACCTTATCGGCAAGTACACTAAGATCTCTTGACATGCTACGATTCCTCGGTGGATAGCCTTTATGGAATTTTACTACATTAATTTTTGTCATATTGTCTTTAACAAACCTTATTGCTTCTGAATAATCGTAGTCTCCACTGACAAGAATAATTTTATCACATTTTTTACCAACACTAAGGGAAATCATTTTCACAGCTAGTGAAATATCAACTCCTTTTTCACCAACATAAGTATGTTTATATGGATCAATTTTTAAAACTCCTGTTTTAACCATTTCTATATTATCATGTTCAAGACATAATTGATCGTAGGCATATTCTATATTGGCAAATTTCTCCTTTTGCTTTTTAATCCATTCCAAAATTGAAGAGCATTCACTATTCACACTATCTTGTACTGTCTTAGGTATAGCGGAAAATTTACCATTTTTATAATTTTCAAGATGGGTCCTATATTTCTTGTATACAATTGAATTACGAATATTGGTTTCCGTATAATACGTATCAAGTATTTTGGCTGGCCTGAACCAATAGGCTCGTATAAGTTCTTCTCCGGCATCAATCATTGAATTGAATAATACCGTCCAATCAACTTCTTTCTCTATAATACTCATCTCTTGCAGACTATAATACAGGTTCTGCCCATCTACTAAAACTACTACTGTCTTTGCCATAAATGAAATAATAAAAATAAAGAAAGCCATCCCACAATAGATGGCTTAGTATAAATCTGGCATAATGCCCATTGTAATCGCGCTTAATGCGCATGTTCAAGGTTCAAGGTAAAACCCTTAAATTTTCATATCAAACGATATGACGTTGCAAATATACGTATTCCAGTTAATAAAACAATCATTTTTAATGCCTTTATTTGTTAAAATATATATATCAGATTTATTCGTCTTACATAATTATTTCAATATCAACTCTCTTGGTTCTTTATCTTCCCATTTTACTTCTGGGAATAAACTGTCACTTAATACAACAACAATAGTATTTTTGCCTTTAAATCCCCATGTACACTCACGTTTAAATGGTTTAGTTGAGTACATAAACAATTTTCCACTTTCGTCCCTTGCTATCCACATAACTTACTCCTCCCACTCGATTTTAACGGTATCAACATAGTCAAATTCTACTACGTAAGATTTTTTTGCTTCCTCTTTGGTCGGGTAAATACTTGCTACTATGAAAGAAATTGTATTTCCTCTTTCATGTGATTTATATACATTCACCCACCCTTCTTTCTTCTGAGGGAGCATCATTAAGTCATCTTTATATGGCGTGTCATTTTCAATTATAACCTTACCTTTTTCATTATAACCATATATGGTTTCTTCTTTGGCAGTATCTTCTACCAAAGCAATGATTGGATAGCTTACGCCCTTGAATAAAAATTTTCTATCAAAGGAAATAATCCTTACCTTTCTACCATCACGAGTACATACTGGCTTGCCAGCTTTGGCTGCTTCAAGGTCAAAGGGTTTAAGATTTAATTTCTTTTCTCCCATATTTTCTTTGTTTTGTTTAATCTCTACAAACATTTCTTCTATGAGGCATGAATGTGTAGGATAATGATTTATATAGTCATTCAATTTGCAGTCTCTTGAAAAATTATCACAAAAAGCACAATTATTACAAAGAGCACCAGGGACCTTTATTTTCTGGTATGATTTATTCTCTATCCTAATAGGATCTCCGACCTTTTCAAGTTTCTTGAAGATTACAGATTTACCATCTTTTCTATAACATGATAAACATTCTCCTCTTATCTCAAATACATCACTACAATGAATATCACTCTTGGTAGCTAAATCACAATTCTCACATCCAAGAGATTTTGTATGAATACACTGATACCATTCACCGTTGTACTCAAATATTTCTCCTACTTTTCTTCCATATCTTATCTGTTTTTTTTAATTTTTCAAATTCCATTATCTCTTTATCCCATAGTTTGGCCGCAAAATGCTCTAACTGGCAGCCTTTGGATTTTTCCCAACCGGGGCAAAGACATATATCATCGCACTCCATAAGTGCCTTTATATCGTTTCCCAGAAGTTCATGATAGGGTTTGTCCAAATCGGGGTTAACACCGAAGTCTATCGGTGTGACGACATGGTAGCCTTTCATTTCGAGTACTCCCGAAACATATAGTATTTCACTTTCAACTTCGTCGAAGTCCCTGCCGGTAATGGGTAGGGAGATGTAGATTTTCTTTTTACTCATAATACAACAATGTTAACTAAACTATTAAAAGAGTTAATTTGATATTTGATAACTAAATATCGAAGTATATTTGCATCGAACTTGATTCGGAACATTAACACCTCCGATCCGGCGAACTGTCATTCGCCATCATCTTGTCCATTCTCGTGTGAGAAAGACATTAAGCCCAATGTCCTGTAACTTTGGGCTTTTTTAGTTGCACTTGAATGTACAGGCATTCCCTTTCATCTCTACTCCTACTTCTTTTCCTTCCATGATTATATTTCATTTTAAATCGAATATCTTGCTTGAATCCCTAATAGAATCGGTAGGCATCTTAGCACTCAATTGCTTCATAAATTCAGCAAAATCCATTGCCCGATTCCAACTACTCCATCTATGAGTAATCTCTACCAGTTCAAATGCATTTAGTAATACCAATTTTTCGTTTTCCCCTCTCAGGTCATTTACCGCATTTCTTACTCTGTGATAAAACTTGTCATTATATCTTTTTGCGTTATATGGTTCCGCACCTTCTCTTGGTTCAATACTACGATATTTAACCGAAAACGAAGGAAGTCTATCTTCGCACATTGCATTATATACATCACTCTCTACCGGGCCATAAGGCATAGCATAGAAATTATCGAATATATCCAAAAGGTCATCGCCTCCATCTTTCTTAGGAGCAGCAGCCAAAAACAGCAGTTTCATGGCTGTAAGTTTAGGAAACGGCTTGCCCTTAATCGTTTCATGATTATCCCGCCACTCTTCAAAAAGGTGGAGCATATAATCAAATGCCTCTATTTTATTTATTTCCATAATTAATCCCCATTTGTAATTAACCAAATTTCTGGATTGGTCCCATTTATATCTTCGACATAATATGGTTTCTCTATAATTTCTCTATGTAATTGATAATCTGAAATATCATGTACATAAAATACGGGGGTTGATTTATCTTTCACTTTCATCAGTTCGTCAATCAATTCTTGTACTGTCATATTATTTTCTTTTTAAGTCTTTCAACCTCTATTCCTCCTTTCTCATATCTTTTTTATATTTCCAACGAAAAATAAATCTACATTTACCCAATCGTAAGCATATAACCAATCCTTATTCCGCGATTCTTCATGAATCCCTATTATTACATAAGTAGCTATAACTTTCTTTTTTGAGAAAAAAACATTAACAGTAACTCCTCTTTTGGGGACGATATATTTTCCATTGTCATCGTATATCTGTATATGATCTGTTGTTTTCGCTTCACTTTCTGTCATCATCGCCCTATAATTATACCATTTGTCTTTAATATATAATGGTATACCGTTTTTCTTTGCTTTTATCCATTTTAAAATAAACATCTCTTATTCCTCCTTTTTATTGGGCAACAAGTCTTCTGCGTATGCCCAGCGTTGCATATTAACTCCACGTGAAAATCTCTCCCAATTTCCTGAATCATAAAAGGTATCAAAGGCACTGTCTCCAAGTTGGGCGATATATATTCTATTTCTTTCTGGCTCTTCACTTGCCTCATGCCACACAGAATCAATACGCCAGCTTGCTCCACGCTTGAAACCATCTATATATGCAGGCTGAAGTTTGGGATTATAGTAATAATCCTCAAATAGGGCACAGTCTAATGCTGCATCTTCAATATCTTCTATTTTCATCTTTTATTCCTCCTTTATATAATCTTTCATGAAACAAATCCAGTGTGTATTAGAACGTTTGCCGGATATATGCCCGAATATTGGTTTTTCAGGTGTGAGTTTGAGAACTTCCGACACTTTGATGTCTGTCTCGTTCCATTTGAAAATCAAAAATCCTCCGGGTTTCAGGACTCGAAAACATTCTTTAAATCCCTTTGCCAGCATATCACGCCAATCTGAATACAGAGCTCCGTATTTAATTTGTTGGTAGCCTGTTGGCGATGCTTTTTCGTTCAAACTTCCGTACATATCTGCCATCTCTGACTTTCCAGCATTCCTTAATAAGTGAGGCGGATCGAAAACTACCATTGAAAAAGACTTATCCTCATAGGGCATATTTGTAAAGTCGGCTTGTATGTCGGGATTTACTTCAAATAATCTACCATCGCATAAATGAGTAGAGACCTTTCGAATATCTTGAAAAAGAACTCTTTCGTCATGTTTGTCGAAGTAGAACATCTTTCCCCCGCAACAGGCATCTAATATCGTTTTTCTCATTGCTCTCCTCCTTTCATAAGTTCTATTTCTCCCATATCTGTATGATTTTTATAATCTATTGAAATAAACTGACTTGTATTCTTTTCAAGACCTTTTCATTTGCGTCGTTATAAAATTGCTTGTTGACCTCGAAACCATATGCCTTTCTTCCCAATGAGGCTGCCGCATACAGGGTCGTGCCGCTTCCTGCGCACGGGTCGATGACAACATCGCCCTTGTCCGTGAATATCTCTATCAACCGTTTGAGAAGCGGGACAGGTTTCTGGCAAGGGTGGCATTTGGGCGTGGTGTTGTCCCTCACCCAGTCGAAGCAGTTGAATATCATTCTCCCGTTGTTGTTGAATTTGGGCAACTTGTCCCGATAAAGGATAAGACCGTATTCGCAGTTGCCGACGACCTTCATGTTTGCTTTCAACACTTGCGCCGAGAAGTCCTTGCGGAAAACCAGCGGTATGTAGTGATTTAACCCGTATTTGCGTCCTAACTCTATGAATTTGAACTGTTGTTCGTACTCGCAGAACAGTATCATGCAGGGGGATTTGCCGGCTTCTTTCGGTTCTTTCACGAGCATTTTGGAACAGAAGTGCATGAACTCGGCCGGACGGAACTCGCTGTCGGACGAGAAGAATTGTTTGCCTGCCAATGCGCTCTCGCCGTTCTTGTTGTCTCCGTCAATATACCATGCGGGGTTGCTGGCGTAGGCGTTATTCGCCAAATTATACGGTACGTCGGCTATAATCAGCTGGGCTTTTGGCAGACCATAGACTTTATAATTCTGGAATGAGTCGTTGTAAAGCTCTATGTCTTTCATACTTAACTTTCCTTTTTGCTGTATTTGTCGATAATTTCTTGAATCTGATCGGGTGTCGCTTTCTCCTTTTCACGTAGCTCTCTCTCCCTTTCCTTTTCCTCCTGCCTTTTCTTGTCCTCATAGAACCGCAATAGTTTCTCTCTGTCGGCTCTGAACTCTCGAAGAGACCTTGTTATCACCATAGGGTCGAAAACTCCGTAGAACGTCCCGTAAAGACCTTGCTTGAACCGCTGGAAGAATACCATGAACTCGGTAAGTTTGAAATCACCATAGCCGGAGATGATGATACGGGCTATCTCCTCGTATTCCTTTTCCGTCATTCCGTCCTTGCGGACTCCCGAAAATTCGGCTAGGTCGAGAAGCTGTATTTCCAGCCACGACTCGGCGATGTGGCTCCCGAACGTCCTCGACACACGGGCTATGCTCGGAGCTTTGCCGATAAAGCATCGTTCGAGGCTCTGGCAATAGCGGACTTGATTGTCGGGGCTAAAAAGGCAGAGCAGATTCTCCCCCGTCTTGTAGGTTGCCAGTATCTCCCGTTGCCAGCTTGGCGGCGATAGCTTCTGCAAACTCTGCATATCGCTGCTCTTTGGTCTTGGAATTAGGTTTTTGATGGATTCCGGATTGCTCATCTCGTGCTCGTTTTAGTTCGATTATTAACCAGCGGGCAAAGTGTTTTTGTGCATCGCTGACGCTTTTTCTTGCAATACCCTCGTTTTGGAGCTTACGGATATATGCCTCGATATAGAGCCTCGATGCGCTCTCGTCGATGTGGTTGTTCATCGATAGCGTTTCTATCCACGTTTGATTTGAGAGTAGTTCTTCACGCAGTTCTGTCAGTGGCTTGTCAACGTCTTTGCCAAAATCTTCTTCTTTTTCTTTGCTTCTCGATAGAGAAGTTTCTTTTAAATCATTATCATTTTCATTATCATTTAAGCCCCCACTGGCTCGTTTGGCCCCCACTGGGTTATTTGGGGTCGAGTGGCTCGTTTGGCTCCCACTGGACTTTGATTTAACCGTTTCAGAGTTTTTGTCATTACCTCCTTTACGCCCGTTGTTCCGGTTTCTCTCGACAATGCCCTGATATTTGAGTTCATCTATCTCGAATTGATTCTTGAAAAACTCAAATGCCATTTCAATGTCCTCCTCTACCGTAACCTCCTCGCCAAGTTGATATTTGAATATTGCTCGAAACAGCCTGCCCAGTTGTTTGTCAGATAATCTCGATATGGGTTTATAAAATGATTTATAAATCAAAAAGCTGTCTTTCATTTATTCCTAATATTGATAGTTATTCTCTTTTCGTATCATACTTTTCAATTATCATAATTCCTTCTTCTGTTTTATCTCCGTAAACGATATGACAGCCAAACTCATGAACCAATATATCCAAATCTTCTATGGTTTCTATCTCTGTATAGAGATTAAGGGTATTGGTATCTATCATTTCCCTTATAACTGGCAATCTTGACTCAAACAATGAATCTTCTAAACTTCTTAGATAGATGTCTCCTCGTTTAAAGGTATTCATGCTCGATGTTATTAATTTCACCTTTAATGTTTTTGATTTATCGGGATCGTCATTATAATAAAAACGAGCTGACGATAATTGATTGAAATTAACAATAACATGATTATCTTCTTGGAATTTCTTTATTCTATTATGAATATCTACATATTGATCATAGTTGATAATAGACTTTATAAAAAGGTATTCCAAACATAAATCAGATATAACTAATTTTTCTCTGTTTAATTTGTCTTCCGATTCCATATTAAGTTTCAGTAATTGAAAATGCCCACCCGTTCAGGGTCTTGTGCTTGTCAATCTCACCGGTTTTGCATAGCTCGTTTATCTCGGATTTGAGTGACCGGATAACCACCGACTGTATTTCGGTAAAGCTCGCTATGGAGGGCTCCTTGTTATTCTTTTTCTTTTCCTCGACTATCGAGGCGATGATGTTCTTGATGTCTATCATACGGCTTGTTTCTGTTGTTTTTCACGCAAGAATTTGTTGATGAAGTAGATTTGACCTTTACCGGTTACCTTCGTAGTGGTCGTTACCAGTATTGTGCCGTCGGGCTTGTTGATGATCGTTTTCTTTATCTCGAAGAGATTCATCTCCATAGCCCGTTGGGTAGGTAGGTTGTAATTCTCGCCGGTCTTACAGAGGTAGCCCTCATCTCTCAATAATTGGAACAATCTGTTTTGCCCTATCTTGATTCCGTTTTGATTGAGGATTTTTGCCAGCTCTCCAATGAGGCAGGAGCGTTGCGATGTCTCCACCGCCTCGGCAAACAGGACTTTGGGGCGGTTGGCTTCTATCATCTTCTGCTGTTCTTCTATTCGGGCTTGTTGTTCGGCGGCCAACAGGAGGGCTTCACGGAAAGAGCCGGGGACGTGGTGTCCTCCACTTTTTATCGTCTCTTCCATCTGGTTAAAAGCGTTGATGTAGTCGAGTTTGAATTTGAGAGCCTTTTCGCCGGTGAAGCCCATAGCCAGCAAGGTGAAGCCGTCACGTGTCATTACAACAATACGAGAATGCCGTACACCTCCATTCGGTTGTGGAATTTTTATTGATGTGTCCGCAAAATATCCTTTACATTGATTTTCAGCCATTTTACAGCATAATGCGTCAATAGCCTTTAATACATCGCTATGTTCTTTCCCAAACTTTTCAGCGACCAACAAACTGTTTGTCAGTGCTTGGTTGTTCTGACCTTTGAATACAAGATTGTTCATGGTTGTCATATCATTTGTTTATTTCAGATTCAACGACTTTGTATTTAATGGGCAATCCGGAGCAGGTGATAGCGAGCAGGGCAGAGTCCCTTTCTTCTTGGTTGCTGCGGGGTCTGTTAAACTCTATCCCGCTCATCTGGCACAACCGCTTCAATTCTTCATGGGTGATCTTGCCGTCTTTCCCTTGCCAGCACTTGCGCAACGGGGATTGCTCCATGACTTGTATTCCGTAATGCCTCAGCATTTCGACTATCTTGCGACCGGTCTCTTGGTTACGACCTACATGCTCGCCTTTCTTGGCTGCGCTCGCCCGTGTGTCTTTCGGTGACAAATGCCAGTTGGATTTGTTCTTCCAACCTGCCTCGACATATACCGCCACTCGTTCATCGTTTTTCTTGCAGTGCTCATGAAGTTTTTTTATGCCCTCTACCAACAAGGGGAATGGGCAAACACTCATCTCCATTTTCATTTTCCTTGTGTCCAATACGGAGTAGCCGCTGCGCTCAACGTCGGGGTCTATCCCTATCAATACATCGTATTTGTGTTTTCGGTTGTATGTGGCCTGTTCTTCCATTATATTTTGTCTTTTTATCAGAAAAGTTTCTTTTGTATCGATTCGCATGATTTGTCCGTGAACAGTTTTCGGAATATGTGGAAAAGGACATCTACGACGATACTGTTACCTGCCATCACATATTGCCGGCTGTCGCTTATTCCCGCATTTTGAATCTTGTTTATATCCGATTCGCTGACACCCATTAACCGGAAACATTCTCTCGGTGTCAGCCTTCTTATCTTTTCCAGACACAGAAAGTTATTTTCCTGCCACGAGTTGCTTGTTATCGCAGGGCATATCGTGTATGTCCCTCCTTTGTTAAATCCTCTGCTGCGTTGTATTATCTCGGGTTCCGAATATTCCCTCACGATTATCGAATTGTCGGTCGGACTTAATGCTCCATTAGCTCTCAGACAATTGGCTGTGCCATCGCCTGTTTTAGGCAACCATAAAAAGCCCGTTCCTTTTTTTACGTGAGCGATGTTGTGTCTTATGAAACCTTTTATCATCTTCTCGCTCAAAAAATACTTTTCGTCCACGTCGCATTCGAGAATGTCCTTCAATCTCTTTTCAAGGTGTAAGGGTTCCGGAAAATAATACGATTCCGAGTCTCGTATCGAAATCATGAATACTCTTTCCCTGTTATGGGGAATGCCGTAGTCTTTCGCATTCAGAACCTTCGTATGGTTCGTGTACCCTAATTGGGAAAGGTATTGTTCCCATGCCGATAAAAAACACTTGTATTTCCTTCCGGTAAGGGACTTTACATTTTCCATGAGCAGGTATTTCGGCATCTTGGTCTCTATCGCTTTCTCGCATTCCCATAACAGGCTGCTGCGTGTCCCGCTGCCTTTCTTCAATCCCGCCTGCTTTCCGGCCGTTGAAATGTCCGTGCAGGGGAAAGAATATGTGAACAGGTCGAAGTCGGGAACTTTTGCCCAGTCTATATGGCATATATCCCCGAAGTTCCTGTCTCGGTATTGAGGATATACGGCATTATGGGCTTGTATGGCGTACTTGTCGATTTCCGACCAGCCGACCAGATCGTAATCGACTCCGAGCCGGTCGAGTGCCATGCACTGGCTGTCATATCCGCTGAATGCTGTAAAGACTTTTAATTGCATATCTTTCTCTTTTTGTTCGGCAGGCGGGACTCGAACCCGCAACTGTATATTCGCTCCTTATACTCGACTTATACCGCTCTCCCGTGAACCACTGCCGATACCACCTAAAACACTTATGGCTAATTTCTCCCCGCAGTTCCTTCCTCCGTATGGTGCTCGACCACGTACCCGGACGGCTTGCGGGGAATGTCTCACATTATTCTCCTATATCAGGTCTATGATTTTTGTCTTTTGAATCGCATCGAGCCGCATGTCGTTAAGACCTTGTCTCATGTGTTCTTGCATGAGGCGGTTGGCTTCGGTGATGTCTTTGGCGCAAACGAGGTTGTAGTACTTCGTTTCCTTTTCATTGCCGTTGTCATCGATGAATATGTCTATCAACGTGGCTTTGTAGAAGGGCTTGCCTTCTTCCTTCTCGTTGACTATCTCGACGACATTCGAGCGGGTGATAGAGAATACATCGCAATTTCCGTTGTACTGTTCCAGTCCTTTGGCTTCGGCCTCGGCAAATAATCCTACATCGGTGATGAAGTGTTCGATGACTTCTTTCATCTCTCCTTTGCTGTTCTCTTTTTCTACTTTCAGTTTGATTTCGTAAAACATCGCTTTTATTTTTTATAGGTTAAAACTTCTTTTAACTTGGGATTCCCTGCCGCATAACGGCGGACATCAAAGTCACTATCCTTTGTCAGCTTAGTGAGTACCTCGACGGGCGTGTTGGGATTACATGCCACGCTAACGCGGACAGCCCAGTGACTATCCTTTGCCAATTCAATCAATACTTCTAAGGGTGTGTTGAGATTACATGCCGCATAACGACGGACAACCCAGTGGCTATCCTTCGCTAATTCTGCGAGCACATCGACGGGGGTGTTGGAATTACATGCCACTCTACGGCGTACAACAATGTCGCTATCCTTTGCCAACTCCATGAGCACATCGACGGGAGTGTTGGGGTTTCTTGCCACGCTAACGCGGACATCACAGTCGCTATTTAAGATCTCATTTTTGTCCATTGTATTTCTTATTTAATTGTCTTACTTTATTTCTCATCAATCTTGCCAGCTCTTTATGCCGGTAGTCGTCGGACTTTTCCAACGCTTTTGCAGCTCTTTCCAGCAGGCTGACGATTGACTGTATTTCATAGTCTTTCATGAATTGATTATTTCATTGACTAATTCATCGGCTTCGTATATCCTTTCGGCTATCTTCTTGAAGATGTTATCATCTGGATATATCCTTCTGATAAACATGGAGGGCTTCTCGAACGGGTTATATACGATGAAATCGCACCAATCGGCTTCAACGCACATGAGTTCGGACATGATTTGGTAGTAATATCTCGGCTCCGTGGAAAGGAGGGTATCGTTGTCCTTTATCTTGTGGAAGTATTTGGCGTATGTGGCTGTTCCCACGCTTTTTATCTCGATTACCCCTTTTTCCCGCTTATTCTCATCGTAATAATATCCGTCGGGGCTGGCTGCGAAATGGGCGATGGTGGGGTGTTTGCACAATCCTACCTCGACGACACGGCGACCTGTTTTAAGTTCGTATATGCGCCGGGCATCGGGCTCGTTCTCCGTTCCCCATCGCATTTGCTTGGTCGATATGTCTGTCTGGGTGATATAGTCGGAGAAAAACCCATCGTCGTTTACCATAGCCGGGTTGAGCATGCGCTCTCCCGCTACTTGGTAAATATAGTTCATGGCGCATTCCCCGAACCCGTTTCCGCTTCGGTTCGCTTTCATCAGGTCGCCTATGCGGCTTCCCGTGAAACAACCGAGTCGCTTCCTGTACCATTCAAGAGTCCTTTGTGCTTCCATCGTCGAACAGTGTCTGTTTAGTTCCTTCCTGATTGATTCCCTCTTTGACACCGGCTGCTTCTCCGGCTATATCTTTGAATTTGCTGCTTTTCGTGCCTCGGTATGGCTTCATAAGTTCTTCTACCGTTGTGTCACCGTCTTTGAGCGACTGGTCAATGCCGGACAGCAACGCAATCTCATTTCCTCGAATCTGGTTAATTGTCTGCTTTCCGCACAACTTGATTACCTCTTCCTCGGTAATACCATACTCGTTTTTGAAAAACGCAATCCACTTCGCCCTTGTCTTTTTGAGCTTATCTTCGTCGGACAGGTCGCCAGTAATGAAACTTTGAGCTGCTTGGTAGACTTTATCGGTGATGCTTTTTGGAATAACCGAAAATACGGCGTTTCGATAGGCTATTGCGTTTGCGGCATTGCCGGTTACGGTTATCATGTCGTTTGGATACCGTTTCCCGTTTTTGTCAATGATAGAGCGACGAACCTCAAAAGCACTTGCCACGTTTTTTTCCAAGTCCCAAGCTGTGCCACGGCTTACCACTTGCGTGTCTGTAATCTGAACCACCTTTGCCTCGGTGCGCATATTCCCCCAGTTTGAAACGATTATTTTCGCCAAGTGAACAGATGGCCCAGTAATAGGTTTGTTACCTCTTGGTAGCGCATATCCACACGATTGTGCCGTTTCTTTATCGAGGGTAGCCATAACGATAGAGTCATCAAGACTACGACGCATATCCCGAGGATATTTTTTCGCCGTGGCTACTTGCGAATCTACATTTGCCCGTTCGAGGGCGTCTATTTGCATGACTTGTGGCTGTGCTTGAACCTGTAATACTTCGTACTCTGACATATTTTTTTTGTTTAAAGGGTTATGTTTCTTTTTATACACCGCATATCCTCCCGGACGGTCGGTGAATATGCTTGATTTATATGGAATTATAATTTATTTCTTATCGGTTTGTTGTTGCCCGGCAAGAGCCATCGACGACAGTGCGAACAGGGATATGCTTATCACCAGTTGCCAAAGGTTGGCGTTGATGAGCGAAGCGACTACCCCGAATATCGAGGAAAGCATAAGCAGTATGGCGAGCAGGGTAAATAACTTGTAGAATATCATGACTGTTATATTTGGAAATTACCGTTAAACTCAAATTCTTCGTTCCCACATTCGTCGAATACGGTTACCGTGTATTCCGTATCGATGTAGCCACTGTCGGAACGTGGCGTTAAATAGTCGCCGTTGTCCCATTCCTTGTGATTGTATGCGTCGTAATGAATGATGACATCGACGTTTTTGTCGATCAAATCTATTTCATAGTTTATATCTCCGTCGAGATAATGACCGTCCATGTTTTCTCCTATATGGTCGTCAAGAAAATTTTCTACCTCGTCCTGTATGGTTTTTAGTTTCTGAATATCGGCTTTTACCATAGCGATAGCGTTTTTGTAGATGTCCGTGGCATCGCACATGAGGTCTTCCCGGTATTGACGAATGCTCTGCCAGTCTTCCGGGTCACAATCTTCGAGGTAGGATTTGGCTATTTCTTCCTCGTTCATCGATAGTATCTTGTTGGCGACCTCGTAATTTTCTACCCCGCCTCCCAGATAAAATTCCTTACATTTCAATTTGTAAGGAGAGTTGTCGTATTGGTCGTTGAAATCTTCCCTTGCCTTGTCGTATCGTTTCTCGATTGTTGACCGTGGGATAATACAGGTTGTGTGCATGTTCACAGGTTTGTTTAATTTCGTTCCCCTGCAACAGATGACTGTTTTTTCAACCCGAATCCGACGGGCAGGGGAAATATAGGGTAATGGAAAGCTGTCTGAACTATTCTTGCCTAGAAAGGCAATCCCTTTCTCTCTCCATTTTTTCGTTCGTTTCTATTCATTGAACTTGGTGAAGCGTGCCCGGTTGCCGAATTGCCGGATATTACTTACACGTCACGACTTCGTTACTTCACCCCGACCCGTCGCAAGTCTCGGCGTTCCCGCTATTGCGACTCTCGGTGTTCTTCACGTACGCCAACATGTCAATGAGCTTTTTTGTGGGGAGGCGGGAATCGAACCCTTGCTCGCTCCGAAGAACCGATACCCAACATATTGGTTCTTTTATTCGGTTGCTCTACCGTTGAGCTACTCCCCGGCTTTTACATCATGGATTTCCAAATCCGAATTATCTCACTTCCCGGGTAGAATTTTCGACCGTTACACCTCCTGTAACCGAATTTGATGATTCCATTCTTCGTGTAACGGAACAGTGTGCTCCTGTCGATGCCGAGTATCTTGCAAGTCTCGTTGGTCGAGTATCGGCCGGAAAGCGATACTTGGGGTTCTGTGGACGTCATCATAATATTGTTTTGATTTTATCGTTTGCTTAATATTTCTCTAATGTTTCAATCGTTTTGTTTATCCTACCATCTTGTGTGAGACGATTCCGCCCTTTTTGAGAGCAAGCTCCCTTATGCGTTCTGGCTGTTCTCCGTCCGTGCGGAAGTTTATCGCCCCGTAGACAGTGCGGTCTGTACAACCTACCTCGGCGGCTATCTCCTTAATAATCTTTGATGGTATACTGATGTATTTTACTTTTCTCATTGCTTTTTTACATTTAATCGTTTATATTTGCGCATTATAGTTTTTGTTTCAATCTTGAAATAGGTTTGTTTCAATGATTATAGAGGCAAAGATACTAACAGTTAGCAAAAACACAAACTATTTTCTTTTAAAAGTTAGTATAATAACATTAATTAACTGACAGTATTATGGAAGGCTGGGAAAGAATAAAATTAATTATTGAAAAAGAGGGATTAAATAAAAACTCTTTTAGTGCAGCAATTGGATTGAACAATAATGTTACAATCACAAGAATTATCAATGAACATCGATCGCCATCACGTTCAACATGTGAAAAAATAGTTAGTGCTTTCCCAAAATACAAATTAGAATGGTTGTTGTATGGAGAAGGAGAAATGCTAAGCAATAATTCAGGAATTATCGGGAACAATAATAAGGGCAATATCTATCGAGGAGATTTTAATAATAACATCTCTATATCATTGCCGGAAAAAGGTACTCAAAAAATTATTGACCCTGACGGAACAGTCACAATAGAGAATACTAGTTCAGGCGTCCAAAATAACCTGAACGAAATAGACATGCTTAATCAAAGGATACAATACCTCGAAAGAATCGTTAGTGGACATGAGGCTACGATAAAGTCTCTTGAAACAACAATAAAATCCAAAGATGATTTAATATGTATTTTGAGGAGTTCATTAGATAAACAAGATTAGATGGTTAACAATCGCAATATACTAAATAATTTCTTAATATAAGAAAAACTATTATAATAGTAAAGTAATGAAAGAATTAATTAAGAAAATACTTAGTGAGAGCCATCAAAATATATATCTTATTATTTGAACAATGATAAACACAATGAGCACAAAAGATAGGAGTGGCGGAGTTCTCCATAACAGTTCAGAAGACTCTCAATGTCACCGGAATATCCGCCTTTTGAGGTGTCGCTACAAGATGTTTTCGGATTATATAGAGTCCTGCAAAGCATGTCTTTGAAGTGAAACAGCTATTAAAATTTACAAGAATCATGAAATTACTAACATATCAATCGGTTAAAGACAAAATTGTCCACCTGCAGGAACAAGATGTCATTTTTGACTTCGCTGTGGCAGAGCTCTACGGAGTGGAGACGAGAGAGATAAACCAAGCTGTAAAAAACAACCCAAGCAAATTCCCAGAAGGGTATGTGTTTGAACTTGGTAAACAGGAACTTAAAGAGTTGCGGTCAAAAAATTTGATTGCAAACAGCCCTAAAAGCCGGGCAATACCGAAAGCATTCACAGAGAAAGGACTTTATATGCTGGCGACTATCCTAAAAAGCCCCCAAGCGACAGAGACCACGATTGCCATTATAGAGGCATTCGCCAAATTGAGGGAGTTGTCGAGAACCATAGGAGAGCTATCGGCGAATCCCGACCAGTTCACCCAAAAATCGCTCATGCAGAAAAGCGGGGAGATCATGGCAGACCTGTTCGGGGAGGATATGCAGACGAACGAGACGGAGACCGAAATAGAACTAAACTTCGCCGTGCTGAAACTGAAACATACCATTAAGAGAAAAGACAAGAAGAAATAGATGGTGTAATGGGGTTATTTGGCAAACTATTAGGATTAAGACCGAGGAAGCATATACTGAGTGAGCAAGAAAAACGCTTGGTATACGAATCTTCGGTACGTTATGCAACGGTTGAGATAGAGGGAAGAAGCCGATTGAAGATCATAAACGAAAGCCTATCAATCATTGACAAGACAAAGAATCTGGATACGCTAAACAGTAGATACGAGACTGTATGCGAACATATGAAGTGGATGATGGAAAACGATATAAAGCTGAATCATGAATCCGCATGTGTTGCGAAGCAAAAAGTAGACGACAATAAGAATGAGAACATCATAAGGATAGCTTGTGATGCGTTCGATATTTATGAAGCAAAATTCGGCACATTGAAGACTGAAAAAGCGAAAGACAACGCAACAGTCAAGATGTTCAAACTGTTAGACGATTGTATTTCCTCCATTGTAGATTCTGAAAACAAAGTGCTGAAAAGAAAAATACTAATTGTATTGAAAAACAAAGTGGAAGATATGTATGCTTAAAACTAAAATAGCCATGAATTCCAAAGACTAAATTCAACAGATTTCTGAACGTATAAATAAGCAGAAAGACATAATAATTAGAAAAAGCAATAAACGCAGAAACAAGCATTCTAAATTGTGACTTATGAAAATCCTTTTCTACGTAATTATAGCACTACAATTATTGACATTATTTAGTTGTGCAAATGAACAACTGGTGGGACATTGGGAGCAAGATAAGAATTCGATTCATCTATATAATGGAGAAATTTTGACAATTAACCACGCTATTTTTAAAAAAGGAGGTTCTGGAATCATGTGGTCAGTTTCCCCGGAAGATTCTACATCAAGTATTGGTACGGTTGATTTAATAAATTGGGAACATATAAATGAGAACCAAATAAGCATACACTCAGAATATTGGGCTGATACAATAAAATACAAGATAAATAAAGATACTCTATTTGTCATGGATAACGGAGGGGAATCAATGGTGTTTCTTAAACAGAGTAGTAAAGACAACGATGAGCTATTCAATAAAATAGCTACTTATATTAAAACTCCAGAAGATATAAAACAAGAAATAGAACAGTTACTAAAACTTGAGCCATGAAAATTTCTAAGGAAGGAATCGCTATAACCAAACGTTTCTTTGAAGCGGTTGATATGCTCAAAGCACAGAGACGCATTCGTGGGCTTAAAACATTCACGAGGAAGCACAATATAACTCGTACCAATATAGCAAATGTGAGAAAAAATCCAGACCGTAGTGTTTTGAAGCCCGAATGGATATATTATCTTGTTTATGACTATGGAGTTTCATTGGAATGGATAATATTTGGGGAGGGTTCTATGTTTGAATAAATATTCTAAAACTTGTTCTTTAATGGTGCGTTATCGTTTCTAATCAACTTTTCCATTTTTATTCTCCCCATAATTTTACTGCAAGATCATAATTCTTTTGAGCTTCATTTACTGCTTTTTTTGCATAAGTAAGAGTGTAGGAGTGTTCACGTGGATATTTGCCTGACTTTATACCTTCATGGTATTCTTTGGCTTCTTCCAGCTTGTGCGCATAAAAGTCGATACTTTCCGGCATGGATAGGTTGATGGTTGTAGCTCGCTTGTCCCAGTATTCGGCTTCTCTTTCATGTTTTGTTGCTTTGTCGCTAAATTCAACACTTTTGCCCATGTTGTACCAAGCATCCTCTATCGCTTTTCTGTGTCGTCTTTCGCTATGATGCCCTACTTTAATGGGTTCTCCAAGTGAAAGAAAATCTCTATCCTTATTTGACTTTTTGGAATATTCAATACTTTTTTTATCTGCTGATACAGACCATTCACGTCTACGTTCGGCTCTACGTTTAGCCCATTCTTGTACGTTGAATCCGTCAGCTCTTACGATGGAGTAATAATAGAATCCGTCGCGCTCAAATATCAGGTTAAATACTATGCTTTCATTCTCTTTTCCATACTTGGTTGTAACTTCTATAACTTCTCCTTTTTCGTGCTTCTCGTCGCACTTTGCCAAAAACACATTTGGCGCAAACTTGTAATACGTGTTCATTGCTTTTATGTATTAAATCGTTATGCTATTTCGATCCTATTGTTAGGTTCGTTTACTTTCATCGATTATATGTTTAAAGATGAGTGTATAAGCCTGTCACTTGTGTAAACACTTCTTGCAACTGTTCATCATAAATATCACTCGAAAAGAAGACCTCTTTGGCCTCGGAAAAAGAAAAAGTCTTTTTGTTTAATTTCGGGGATTTGATGAATCTCATAGAATAAGTATCCTTACCTTCTTCATAGGTGATGATTAATTTATCTGCGCCAGATTTATTTTTGCTCAATTTAATAACCTGCTCCATGTCACCAGATTCATTCTCCGCGTAACCGGTAAATTTTGATCCTGTCATAACTACAAATTTATGTCCGCCAAGTTGTTCGTATAGGGCCAACATTATTTCTTTTATTTGTTCTTCCGAATGTTTCATTGCTCTTGTCTTTTAATTGTTAGTAATATTGGTCTTTATTAAAGTGGACCGGTTTTTGTTTCCCCCGTGACCGGTCCACCGTCTCGTGCTGTTTTGGAAGAGCAGCAACGTGTTTTGTTTATTTTAATCTCCGCAATAACGCCCGCTTTGGCTTCTGTAATACTCCGTTATCCCTCTTTCCATTGCTGCGTCAAATACAACCGGTTCGGGCTTTTGTGTGGGTTCCGACTTCTTCATCAACCGGCGAGCCTCTTTTTCCGCTTTGCGGGCTTCCGATTTCATCTTAAACCATGCATTCCTCAAACAAGCACTGAACGACTGGCAGAACTCTCGCCCGAGAACCGAGATAGAGCGTTTATACATTGACCAAGCCATTTTGAAAAGTTGCGATTTGTCGATTTTCGTTTTCATATCCTTGTTTGTTTTTGTTTGATGTGACAAATGTATAGATTAAAACCGAACAAACAAAAGAAAAGTTCTGTTTTAACAGAACTTTAACAAATATAGATAGTTTGGTTAAAATATACAATAACATTAAATTTGTTCTATTATAGCAGTATGTTTATTTTTATTTATATATCTTTGCGTTTGGATATAATAAAACACTGATTATGGATATTAAAAGAGTAATTAAAGAACGTGGTTACACACTTGAACGAGTTGCAAATGAAATCAAGCCCCGCCCTATTAGTAAAGGGACATTATCTCAATCTATTAACAATAATCCAACTATCGACACGCTACAAAGGATTGCCGATGTAATAGGATGCAGCGTCGGGGATTTTTTTGCGGACGAGTTAAGTAATACAATAGTTTGCCCTAAATGTGGAACCAAGTTAAAAGTAACCGAGTCAAAAGATTAAGCCATGAAAAACAGATTTATTATAACAACTACTGATACAATAGAGAATTGTCCTATAAAAAGATATATTGATACAATATGCTCAAATATTGTAATAGGTACTAATGTGTTTTCTGATTTTGCAGCGTCGGTTACAGATTTTTTTGGAGGGAGATCTGGCTCATATAAAAGAAAACTCCAAATTATTTATAATGAAGCATCAAAAGAATTAAAACAAAAAGCTATAAACTTAGGGGCAAATGCCATTGTTGGATTTAAGGTAGATTTCGACGAAATATCTAGCAGAGATAAATCTATGTTTATGGTATCTGTTTCTGGAACAGCTTGTATTATAGAAAAAAATGATGAAGATATTAAAGCCGTGGATTGTCATTCTCAAATTTCATCAATAGATCTTCAAAAAGAAATTCAGCGAAGATACATAGTATCACGAATAAAAAAATCTTCACCAATATGTAAGGAATGGGTGGAATTTTTATTAGAAAACCCTCAAATAGAAATTGTAGAGGATCTCATAAAAAGGTATATATCACTAGATGTCAATTATAACTCTAATGAGGTAGAGGTAACTAATATAAAACAAATTTTATCAGTAATTCCTGCAAATCATATTATCCCTTTTGTTTACAAATATTTTAAGTATAAAAAAATAAGAGATTTGATTGAGAAATATAATTTATTTGATTCAAATTCTATTTACGAAATAATCAAACAAGAATTACATATTGGAATACATTTACTATCGGCTACAAAAGAATATTACAATACAAATGATTTACAAGGTATGAAAAGAATATTGGAATATTTAAATAATCTTCCAAATACTGGCAATATTGAGAATGTAAAAGGAGGCATATTTTCTAAATGCGATGAAAAAAAATTTGTATGTGAAAATGGGCATAAAAACTCTATTGATTTTATCTTTTGTGAGAAATGTGGGATAAACATTAAAGGACTGAATGAAGAAGAATTGAATATAATTGAAGAATTTAAGGAAAAATGTAATATTATTGAGGATTACATTAATTGATAAAATAATATTTTTTTATTGTGCAATTCCCTTTTTTTATTGCATTGGAAAAAGAGGAAGAAAAATTGAATACGCAACTATCTGCGTATTTTACCTTGCGTGATCTTGCCGTAATTTTCCCGGGTATTATGCTTTTACATATACCATTTTTTTGGGTATGTAAAATACATCTTGATGAGGTGTGTAGTTAAACATTTGATTTATTGGTTTTTCGGATTGCCTAAAAACTATACAATAATACTAACTATCCAGCCCCGTTCCTTATGGTTCGGGGCTTTGCATAAGCCATCTTCGGCAAGTAACCAAACTTGTTGATTTCCACCTTGGGTCGGAATAATGTTCCGACCCTTTTATTTTGAAATTGCAAAGAAAAAGCTGGAAATATTTGCGGAAATGTGAATTATAAGTTACATTTGCGACATGAAAGTAAGAAACGTCATAGCATATAAGCACTATTTCATAGATTTTGTGAAGTCGCTTTCCGAAAAGATGCAGGATAAGGTGGTGAAAACCATACAATATGTCGAAACGCTTCAAGTTGTTCCAGAGAAATACTTGAAGCATATTGAAGGTACAAGGGGACTTTATGAAATCAGAGTGCAATTTTCAAGTGACATAATACGTGTTTTTTGCTTTTTTGATGGTGAAAAAATGGTCATCTTACTGAGCGGCTTTCAGAAAAAGACGCAAAAGACACCGAAAAAAGAGATAGACCGGGCTGTAAGGCTCATGCAAGAATACTTTAATGAAAAGAAAAAAGAAAGGAAATGATTATGGAAACTTACACTATTGAGGATATAAAGAATAAGGTTTATGGAGAAATTGGCACTCCGCGCCGCGATAAGATTGAAACCGAACTTTCCAACCTTCGTGTTGGGCTTCAGATCCGCAATGCCCGTGAAGCGAGGAACCTAACCCAAGACCAGCTTGCTAAGAAGATAGGGAAAGAACGCTCTTTCATATCAAAGGTGGAAAGAGAAGGGAGCAACCTCACGCTCTCTACACTATATGACATCGTAACGAAAGGGCTTGGCGGGAAACTAGACATTAGGGTTCAGGTATAACCCCAATCCCCAATTGAATTCGGCTACTCCTTGTGATAATAGGTTGCGAATGTCACGCATAATATTGGGCACAAAATTATAGCATGGAATCTTGAAAGTGTATGAATTTCATGCATAATTCAACATTATTAACCTTTGAGGGCTATTATACGATTTCGTAAGGCAGTGAATCGAATATTTATCCCGCATTTCTCACAGAAGGTAAAATCAATCAAATCTCTTATTTTTATTACTTTGTTTTCTTAAAAAAAATAAAACTCAATCAATATTTTATTGAAAAGTGTATGAGATTCATATACTTTACTATATATTTGCAGAAAGCGTATGAAGATGTACGCCACCCGACTTGTCGTAAACACCTGTTTGTCCGTTTAGGCGGAGGCACATCTGAAAGAAGATGCGAATAGTCTGCTGGCTACATTGCTACGCAGACTATTTTTTTGTTTAAACCTAAATGAAATGAACAGACAACAGCAAGTTTTCGTAAGGTTGAAACTTAAAGCGAAGGCGTTAGGGTTCAACGCAAAGGAATTGAAGGGTATCGCCGCCAAGATTGCCGATAACCTGAAATCCGCAGAAGATGCCTCAGAAGAGGATGTAAACGCAGAAATCGACGAACAGATAGAAGCGGTTCTCCCTTACCTCACTTTCGGCCAGTCGCAAGCCAACCGTTTGCTTGACGAATGGAAGAAGAAACACCCCGAATCAGAAGAAGATGATGATGACGACGATGACGATGACACGTCAAAAGGCGGCTCTCGTCAAGCTGGTTCAAACAAGAAAAATCCCAACAACAAAGGAAATGAACAAGACGAAGAACCCGCATGGTTTAAGTCTTTCAGAGAGCAACAGGAAGCCCGTTTTGCCGCATTGGAAGGTGAAAAAGTTTCTAACTTGCGTAAAGCCAAACTTGAAGCCCTGCTGAAAGACACCGGAACATTCGGTTCGCGTACCTTGAAAAGCTTCTCTAAAATGAGCTTTGAGAGTGACGACGATTTCGAGGAGTTCTATTCTGATGTTGAGGAAGACCTGAAGAATTACAATCAAGAGCGTGCAGATGCAGGTTTGGCAACATTGGCAACCCCTCCTGCTGCCGGAAGTAAAGGTTCGGGTAATCAAGACGAAGTATTAACCGACAAAGAAATTGAAGATTTAGTCAACACTTTCTAAGTCAAAAAAGAAATTGTAACAATGGGTGCAACAGCAAATTTAGCAAGCGAAATGGAAATTCTCAATGCCGGAATGGATTCTGTCGTAATTCGGCATTATGTAGCTGGCATTATCGGAGGTCGTACTCTTGACGTATCAAATTATAACCTTCCGGTTATTAAAGCCGGGCACGTTGTTATTCGTGATCCGTCAACAGACACGTACAAACCTATGCCCGTAAAATCATCTGGCGATGGATACGACTCACTTCCCGGTTCCCACGAATATGTAGGAGTAGTTGTATGTACAAAACCAACTAGTGAACCATTGGTTGGTATTATGTATAGTGGCGAAGTCAATGATTTGGCGAGTCCATACCCCATAGACGACATAAAAGCGGCTATGAAAACGGCATTGCCAACTCTTGTATTCTTACACGATTAATGTAGAAAGGAGGTAAAAAATGAAAGAATCACTATTTATTGAATACATCGGAAAGATTTTCCCGAAACTTCAAACTATCATCGAGAGAATCAATGGTAAGCGAGGCAATCAGCTTACATATCTTCACAAGACAATGCTTCGCAAAGAATATTCCGCAGACCAAAAGTGGGAAAGTGCATCAGTTAACACAACTTATGTTGCGGCTGACATGGTAGCAATGGACTCACCTCTCCCTCCCAAGATGAGAGACTCCATTGCTCACGCAAATGGTACACTGCCAAAGGTCGGAATGAAAAAAATTCTTCGTGAGACTCAGATCAACACAATCAACATCATGAAAGCTCAAGGAGCTGCGTTCACTAATATAGCTAACAAGCTAACCAACGATGCAGTAGCTTGTTCCGTTGGTATCGATGAAAAGAACGAAGCAAACTTTTTAACTGCTTTATCTGATGGTGTCGTAATCGTTGAAGATGAAAACAATACAGGAACTGGATTGCGCATAAATTTCAACTATTTACCGCAAAATAGCTTTGGTGTAGAAACCGCTGGGACTATTTCCTCTGATGACATAAAGCGTGTTATTGCAAAAGCTGACGCAGATGGAAACTCCATTACAACGATAGCAATCTCGTTATCGACTTACAATAAAATGAGACAAGAACAATGGGCAAAAGAATTGGTTGCCAACTATCGAGGTCAAACATTCGACAGCAACACTAAGTTGCCTGTTCCTACTGCTACATTATTTGACGAAGCATTTGCCGATGACAACAACGGAATTACATTCTTAAAGATTGACCGTACAGTCATTTCTGAGAAAAATGGTAAACGCATTCCGTACAAACCGTGGAATGCGAACAAACTAATATTCCTTACTACACAAGAAGTTGGCGCATTGGTTTGGGGCACACTTGCAGAAGTTACTAATCCCGTAGCAGGAGTAATTTATTCCACGGTAGATGAATACAAACTTATCAGCAAGTATTCTAAAAATGATCCTTTGCAGGAATTTACAAGTGGTCAAGCATTAGTTCTCCCTGTTATTGAGAATGTAGACCAAATCTACTCCCTCGACATTTCAGAGGCTCAAACGATTGACTCTACCGAAGAGGGAAAAGATTCTACCGATAAGAACATCACCATTTGGGGGCAAGCTTACATAAAAGCAAACTTCGTCGCAGAGTTCAATAAAATAACTGGTAAAAACTTATCGACGACTATTTCAGACGATAAGTTAATTGCTGCTGTAAACAAATTGAATGATGCCGATGAAGCGAAGCTCAAAAAAGCTGTTGAATCATATAAAACAACAAATGGAGATAGTTAAGCCATGAAGACAATTCAGCAAGCTCTCATAGACGAAATACATTATCCGATTTCTATCGGTTTTGTAGAGAATGTGATGATAAAACGCAAACTCAATCCTCTTAGTTATTGCGATTCAGATACAATGAGCTCAAAAGAGTATATGGGAGCTTTGGCTGACTGTCTTTGGTCTTTAGTTCAATCTATCAATTTTTCTGAAGCAGACAAGTCTTTCGGGTCTTTGTCAGATAAAGACAAAGAACGTATTCTGTTACGTGTTAACTCAATCTATAATGCCATTGGTGAACCTTCGGTAGAGTTGGAGGCAAAGCCAATGGTATATATAGGTGACTGCCTTTTGTAATATGTCAGTAATAAGACTATATCCACACAGATTGCAGTACCTCGTATCAAAAGATGGTTACGAGGATAGCAATGGTGATTATCATGAAGGAGAAACTAACTGGGAAGGCTGTATTGAATGCGACGCGGTTCCTGCCGGTAAAGCCTCTGAAAAAGAGTTTGACGATGGTATTGTAAGAAGCTATTCATATACAGTTTATCTACGTGCAAATTGTCGAACATTCATGATCGGTGACAGGATTAAGATACATCTGCTTGAAGGAATTGAAAGGGAGTTTAGTGTGAAAGGTTTCCATCGCTACCAGAAACAATGTAAACTATGGGTATAAGAATGACCACCAAGCTAAGCGAAGTGCATGACATGCTCATGAGAGAAGCAGAGCGTGTCGAGCGTCTTACTATTCGTGCTTTATCCAAACTTGGCGAACAATGCGTTACAAAAATTCGTGATAGAGCAGGTGATAAAAGTTGGTACGACCAAACAGGCAACTTGCGTAGTTCGGTTGGATATGTGATTGCTCATAATAAGAACATCATTCAATACTCAACTTTCAACCAAGTGAAGCAAGGTTCAGAAGGTGTAAAAACAGGTAAAGACTTAGCGAAAGAACTTGCTAAAAGATATTCCAATAACTATGTACTTATCGTAGTCGCCGGAATGAACTATGCTGAGTTTGTAGAAGCGATGGATAATAAAGACGTACTTGCATCAACCGAACTTTGGGCAAGAGAACAAGTTCCATTGATGCTTGAAAAACTTAAAAGACAGATTGCGAAATAATGAAATCCGATATTGAAATAGCTAAGTTCGTTTATCACAAAATTAAAGGTACAGAACTCGAACGTAATGTCTCCGGTAAATTGAGTGACAGAGGAAGGCCCAACAAATCTGATAAAGAAGATATAGTCATATCTGTTCTTGCAAATGAAGGTTGCGGGCAAATACAACGAGCTTATGTGAATGTCAATATATATGTCAAAGACTTATGGAACTCTGAAACCAAAACATGGGAAAAAGATTCAATCCGAATTTGTGAATTATGCGAACTATCGAAGTTTTTATTCGCTATACGAAAAGACGAATATCATACGGTTCCATCACAATGCAGTCAAAAAACTGATTCAACAGGAGTTTCATTTGAAGACGGACATACAGAGCATTTCATTAATAACAAACTGTACATAGAGATAAATAACGAATAAATTTTTAATATAAATTAGGTATATCATGGCAGTAATAGGATGGGGTAAGCCCCGTGTATTTATAAAAGATTTGGATGCTTCTGCTCCTAAATGGGAGGAATTACCTACCCCTGTGGAAGATTCTACACAGTTGACAACAACAAAAGGAGATAAACAAGAAGCAAAAATCGAAGGAGGCGAAAATGAGGATGTAAAGTATGGAAAGAATACCTATGCTTTGGCATTGAACATTCGTGCCGCAAAAGGACGTAAGCGTCCTGTAAGTGATAGCGATGGTGTTGTTGCACACAATTATGCCGTTGTTGTTCAACCGGAAGACACAGAAGTTCAAGGCTTCTGCATGGAGAAAACGACAGTTTCCGTTGAAGACACTTTTACTTCTGCTGACGGTGGTGTTTGGGCATACACTTTTGATGCTTTGAAAGCAGCCGCCGATAAAAAACAAATTCAGTGGGGTAAAATCATCGTGACGGAATCCGGTGGAAACATCAGTAAAATTGAATGCGATCCTGAAGATGAGTCTGGAGACGGTGATAAATTCGAAGTAGCTCCTAATCCAAGTGTTGGTGGATAATTCAATAGGTTGTAGATAGAGCCAAACGTGGGGGCTTCGTACCCACGTGTTCTGCGTATCTAGTGTAACGGTAGCACATATACACTCCATGTATAAAGTTGTGGTTCGACCCCACAGTTGCGCTCAATATAATTTATTTTGCATGGATAAAGAAGGGAAAATAATAGAAATGGATATTGCAGATACTATCATGGAAAGACCTTATGAGTTCCATATAGGAGAAATGCAATTTTACTTATACCCTGCCACATTGGGTAAAATATACCTTTTATCACGTCTTACCGAAAATTTAGAAATAAATAAAGACTTCCTTTCTCTAAATCCATATATGGAAGCATTACGATTATGCGATTCCAAAAGAGATATTATATGCAAAATATTGTCTTACCATACATTCGATAAAAAGGAAGAATTATTCAATAGCCACCTAATAAATGAAAGACGAAAGCTATTTGAAGACAACCTATCGAATGAAGAACTTGCTCAACTATTCATAATAGTGTTATCAAAGGATAACATTGACCAGTTTATTCAACACTTCAAGATTGATATTGAGAAAAAAGAACAAGAAAAAATATCAAGAATCAAGAAAAAGAAGTGTAACACTATAACCTTTGGAGGTAAAAGTATTTATGGTACTTTGATAGATATAGCCTGCGAACGCTATGGCTGGACTATGGACTATGTTGTATGGGGTATTAGTTATGCCAACCTGCATATGTTACTTAATGATTACATAACATCTATATACCTTACTGACGACGAGATAAAAAAATATCATATATCTACGGACCGAACATTTATAAACGGGGACGATCCTAAAAATATGGATAAAATAAAAGGAATGAAGTGGGACTAAAACTCAATGAATTTACCTCGGTCGTATTCACTATAAGAAAAACATATATTATGTAAAAGTGCGTTATTATCCTCGTCAACATTAATTACTTTATATCCATAAAAATAAAACATAGGCCATGTAAAGCCGTCAGGTTTATAAAGTATTACAGCCAAATATGCCCCTGTTTTTATGTCCTCAAAAATATTTATTCCAGAAAACGTGTCAGATGTATATGCGGGAGTCAACTCATTACCCAACTTATCTCTTAAAACTTGAGAATCGCCGTACTCCATTGTAGACATATAGCTGTCATCAAAGTCTCTTGCTGTTTCATATTCATATAAGCGAACCAAAGAAGGAGATGCAATTTTATTATCACATTTTACATTAATCATTACTGATAATATCTCAGGATCATTATCTGAGCAAGATGTAATGGATAAAGCACAAACTATGATTAGCAAAAACTTTCTCATAATTCTAAAATTTGTATTAATTACGTTTGTCATTTTTCTAATTTATTTTTCTTTGCAATCCAATAATTCGCCTCTTTCAATGCCAAATCAAGACTCTCTTTAAGACCATCGGCATAATTAAAAATATCATCGATAGTCTCAATGTCAATCCATTCATTCGTCTTGTAGTTATCCTTTGGCAAGCATATTTTTTTACTCCGTTTCCCTATATAAATGCGGCAAATCCACCACCATGTACTACCATCTATGTTCACGGAAAAATAAGTCTTGTAGTCGTTATATTGAATACGAGATACATCTACATACTGCCTCAATATACTGCGCACAATGTTATAAGCATCTATCTCCTCTTGTGTAGTAACTATACCTTTTTCTCGGTCTTGAAATACTACACCATCAGGAAGTTTTTCTTCATTCATTTCGTTCGGCTGTTGATTTTCATTCTCAACCTCCTGTGGCATTTGCTTTTCCTCCTTATTCTCATTCTTCATAGCCACATTCAAACGGTCGGATATAATATCGTTAATCACCGAAGCAATGGACTTCTTTAATATCGGTTTGTATAGCTCAATTTGTTTTGCGGTAGACTTCCAGTCATTCAGACATCTTACGAAATAACGAGTAAACTCCTCTCCCGGATCTTGAAAGTTCTTTGTAAGCAGGTCTTTTATCTGAATGGTGATTTGTAACTCTTGTGCCGTGCTCAATATATCTTGCTCATTATAATAAGACTTATGAAACTTTTTTAGTTGCTCAATATCGTTGTCCGATAAATCGAGCATATTCACCACAAGGAACGGCTTTTCGTCCATTATGTTCACCTTTTCTAAATCTGTATAAAAGCGATATTCTATTCCATTCGTCAAGACCCCAAACCTAGCCTTTGAAGCGACAAAATATCTTTGTAACTGAGTGTCATGTAAATTCAAGTTTTGTTTACAATGCTTGCATTCTATAAGTAGTATAGGATTTTCGTCCTTCATTATGGCATAGTCTATTTTTTCGCCTTTCCTCTTAACTAAGTCACAATCCATTTCCGGTACAACCTCAAAGGGATTGAATACATCATATCCCAATGCTGCTATCATAGGCATTACAAAAGAGGTTTTTGTCGCTTCTTCCGTTGCTATGCTATCCTTCTGTTTAGCAATTTTCTCTACAATCTGTTGAATTGTATCTTTGAAATCCATATCTTATACTGTTAAGATTGTTTCGTCAAAAGTATAATACAATAATCATTTATTAAAATATTTATACTCACACATTAGTTAAACTTTATTAACTCTATTCTATTTTATCAAAAGTATATGAATTTCATACACTTTTGTATATTTGCAAATGATGTGATGTTACATCTACCCCCTTTAATCGAAAAGACTCATGGCCGGACTTCATTTTGATATAACAGGCGACAATTCTAATTTTCTTCGTAAACTACGAGAAGTAGAAACCGGAGTAACCAATACTTCTAAGGAAATAGAAAAAAATGGATTGGGCATAGAAGATATGTTCAACAAAATGACGAAAGCAGCTGCAGCTTTTGGGGCTGGCTTTACAGCAAAAGAACTTATCCAAAATATTATACAAGTAAGAGGTGAATTTCAACAATTAGAGGTCGCCTTTACCACTATGCTTGGAAGTAGTGAAAAGGCAAACGTCCTTATGGCTCAGCTCACAGAAACAGCCGCCAAAACTCCATTCGATCTACAAGGTGTTGCCAATGGAGCTCGTCAATTATTGGCTTACGGTACTTCTGCCGAAGATGTTAACGAGACTCTTATACGATTAGGGAACATTGCAGCCGGACTTTCACAACCTTTGGGAGACTTAGTATATCTCTATGGTACAACTATGACACAAGGTCGACTTTATACACAGGACCTAAACCAATTCACTGGACGAGGTATTCCAATGATAAAAGAACTTGCCAAAGAATTTGGAGTAGCTGAAAGTGAAATCAAAGGAATGGTAGAAGCTGGTATGATAGGGTTTCCAGAGGTTCAGAAAGTCATACAGAACCTTACCAACGAGGGTGGTATGTTCTTTAACTTAATGCAAGAACAAAGCAAAACCATTACTGGACAGATTTCTAACATAGGAGATAGTTTCTCGATGATGTTGAACGACATCGGCAAAGCGAATGAAGGTATTATCAATGATGCATTATCCAGCGTCTCTTATTTGATAGAAAACTATGAAAAAGTAGGAAAAATACTAATTGAATTGGTCGGTACATACGGAGCATACAGAACTGCGCTCATTACTATTTCCGCCATTGAGAATTTGCGCTATCAAGCCACTCTTGCTCACATGGCAGGATTGACAAAGATGCAAGCTATTATTACCGTCCTGAAAACGAAAACGGATGCTCTAAATGTAGCAATGGCAAAAAATCCATATGTTGCAGTAGCAGCGGCAGTAGCAGCACTAGGTTTGGGCATTTATAAATTAGTCACTTATCAAACAGAAGCGGAAAAGGCACAGGAAAGGCTGAATGCTGCGGAAAAGGAATCTGAGAAAGCAGCCTTATCTGAGCAAAGGGAACTTGCTAAGCTCAATGGAGAATTGTCTTCATTAAAAGAAGGTACAGATGAATATAATACCGTCAAAGAAAAAATTGTTGCAGGATATAGCAAGTATTATGATGGACTCGAAGAAGAAATAAATAAGGTTGGACTCACGGAAGAAGCTTATGAAAAACTCACAAAAGCAATCACAGATTCTTACGGGGCAAGACAATACCAGCAATTCAAGTCGCAGCAGGAAGATTGGTTGGACAACATAATGTCCGATAATCTCGGAAAGATACAAGACCGCCTATATAGCGAGTTAGGAGATAAAGAAGGTGCAAAACTCTATTCAGAAATCTACCATGCCATATTGGAACGAAGAGATTTGGATACTGCGATCCAAGACAAACTAAATGAAATACAAGGCAAAGGTACGATTTTTGCGGATTCACGTATTGACACATATATCTCCAATATCCGAGAAGCGCAAAAAATAACAGAGGATTTAGATGAAAAAGCGCGTGAAAAGTTTGGCGTTACAAGTATAAATACCTCTCAACAAGCAGCAAATGAGCCATTTTCCACCGAAGGAAAATCCATCTCCCAACTTGAAGAAGAAATCAAGAAGGCTGAAACCTCACTTGCATCGTTAAAAAAGGCTCTTGCAGACGGCAGCGGAACAAAAGAAGCAGTGGAGCAACAAGAGGCTTATATCAAGTCGCTTCAAGACACTGTACTTGAACGTGAGAAAGATTTGAGAGTAATCAATGAAGTCAAGGCACAAATCTCAAAATTAGAGAAAGAGCAAGGAGAAACTGTAAGCGGAAGCAAGGAATACAATGCGTTACAATCACGAATTGACGCACTCCGTGCAAAGCTGCCTAAAACCAAATCTGATAAAGCGGCTGAAGATAAGCAAGCAAAAGAGCAAAAAGAGGCCGAGCAGAAACTTGTTGATGAACTTCTTGAGCTTCGTAAAAAAAATCAAGAGAAAGAAATCTCCCTCTGGGAAGAAGGTAAAGATAAGAAATTGAAGCAAATTAACTACTATTATGAAGAACAGAAAAAAGAAATTAAAAAGAAAGAGAAAGAGCTGGCCGAGTTAAACAAAGTAGCTAAGATTGAACCCTCCAAGCTTAATGAGAATGGACTAACAACTGAACAACAGGAAAATATTGATACCGCAAATAGGTTAAATGAAAAGAATAAGAATAAACAGACCAAAGAAATTCTCGATGATGAAATTAACGCAATGAACGATTATCTTGCCGCTTACGGTAACTATTATGAAAAACGTAATGCTATTATTGAGCAAGGCGAATCTCGTAAGGTAGGCAAAAACGAATGGGAACAGAAGTCTATTGACGAAGAAACAAAAAGGAAACTATCTGATTTGGATATAGAGGCGAATAAATCTACGTCTGCCATAAGTAAATTGTTTGACGATATGCGTCAACACACAGTTGCAGATATGCGTCTCATTGCTAATGAAGCTGAACGAGCATTCCAATTCTTGCAATCAGGCGAATGGGACGAAAACAAAGGTCTTGAATTTGGTATGACAAAAGAGACCTTCGACACATTGCGTAAATCTCCCGAAGAATTAGAACGAATTAGAAAAGGTATAGATAATGTCCGTAATTCCGCAGATCAATCTGAAACGGGGTTTAACAAACTATCTAATGGTCTTAAAAAAGTATTCGATGCCGGTTCAAACACAAAAAAATTGCAAGATGGACTTGAAGAAATAAGAAGTGGATTGAGTGAGATATTAAGTGTAGCCCAATTCCTTTCCGACACATTTTCAAATCTCGGAGAGGCTTTCGGATCTGATACACTGTCAGGCATTGCCGAAGGTATCAATGTGGCTATGGACGGCCTCAATTCAGCCATGCAAGGAGCAGAGGCAGGTGCTATATTTGGGCCGATAGGTTCTGCTGCTGGTGCTGCCATCGGTCTTGTCTCCTCTCTTGCTTCCTCTATCGCAAAAATCCACGACGCAAAAAATGAAAAACGGATTCAGAAATTACAAGATCAGGTAGATACACTTGACCGTTCGTATGAAAAGTTAGGCAAGTCCATTGAAACTGCTTACGGAAAGAGTGCTTCCAGCTTGATTGAAGACCAAAATAAATTGCTAGAACAACAAAAAGTACTTATTCAAAATCAAATTAAAGAAGAACAAGATAAAAAGAATACAGATAGCGACAGAATAAAAGAATGGGAAAATCAAATTGACGAAATAAACAATCTCATTTCTGATAACAAAGAAAAAGCTATCGATGTCATATTTGGGGAAGACCTAAAAAGTGCTATTGACAACTTTGCAGAGGCTTATGCAGATGCATGGGCTTCTGGCGAGAATAGGGCTAAATCTGCAAAAGATGTTGTAAAGCAGATGATGCAACAAATGGTAACAGAGAGCATTAAGGCAGCAATTAAATCCTCAAATAAGATGGAGGAAATACGCACTAAGTTGCAACAATTTTATGCCGACAACGTGCTTTCTCAATGGGAACAAGATTACATCAACAACATGGCTGAACAGCTTCAACAAGAAATAGATGCTCAATTCGGTTGGGCTGATAGTCTCATGGGAGAAAGTTCTACCACCGAACAAAAGTCGACAGCCGAAGGTTTTGAAACCATGTCACAAGATACAGCAACGGAATTAAACGGCCGGTTTACAGCGTTGCAGCTTTCTGGTGAAGAAATCAAAAATCAAATGATTTCAGCCGTAATCTCTCTAAATTCTCTTTTATCTGTATCAACTAATAGCAATTCTATACTAAATAACATTCTTAATCAACATGTGATTACGAATAGCTACTTAGAAGACATTGCAAAATATACGAAATTATTAATTGATATAAAATCCGATATAGCACAAGTCAATAGGAATACTAAAGATTTATAGATATGAATACAGTAAAAGAAATAATGATGGCTGCTTTACAAAAAGGAGCTTGTAATAAGTCTTATGGTGTTAGTGACTGGAAAACTCTAGTATGGTTGTTCTTTACACCACAAGGCATAGAGTTTTGTGAGAAGAACAACTTCCCTCCTATTGAAACGTTCCGTGAGATGAGTAATGATATTGCTAATTATTGCGTGTTTGTCGACACTAAAAATGTAAAAAGAAGTAATGATACCAATATTGCTTTAATAGGCAATACCAATGCGGAACTAGTATTTGACGATAATACTAGAGTTCACAAAGTTATACTCATGCATGGAGCCAGAGCTATAATAGTTGCCCGTAATTACGCAGTTATTAGACTTATAAACATACGAAATTGTCCTGTAGAAATCAATAAAGACAAAACTTCAGTTATACTTAAATAAAATGGCATCGGGAGAGTTTTACATAAATGGGAAAGACTGCTATACAACTTGGGGTATAAGTATGGATACATCATCTCTTTCCTCCTTAATGACACCGTCACCTTTAAAAGAGTTCATCGAAAACAAGTCTCGATTAGAACATGGCAAACGAGTCCTGTCCTCTAATCCTAAAATCGATGAACGAAATATCACTTTAACTTTTAACCTGACGGCAAAAACGGAAGAAGAATTCTTTTCAAGATACAACAACTTTTGTGAAGAATTGGCAACAGGCATAATAAATATAAAAACAAAGTATCAACCAAATATTACTTACAAAACAATCTATATTTCATGCAATCAATTTACGCAATTCATGAGAGGAATAGCACGATTTTCTCTAAAACTTGTCGAATATAATCCAGCAGATAGAAATTCATAAAAAAGTACATGTTTTTCATGCACTTTTATTATCTTTGACTGAAATCGTATGAAGATATACGAAACCATCATGATAGACATTAAAAACATACAAGGAGAGACTATTTTATCAGTTCCTATAACAGAAGAATGTGTTCATGTAGAGGAATTGATGAAATCCGATTATGTAGAATTGTCGTGGAACTCGGACCAAAATGAAGAGATTCCGGTAGGGGCTTATATCATACTCGATGGTGAGAAATATTCTCTTTTGGATCCATATAATCCAGAACAAAAGAACGAGGTCGAATTTCAATACAAACCACAATTTCATTCGAAATTTATATCATGGGGTAAAGTGCCTTTTTTCATGTATTCTTACGATGAGAATAACGAGATAACGAATCGGGAGCCGGATTGGTCTCTTACCGATAACCCGGCCAATTTCATGAGTGTTATTTGTAAGGCTATCGAGAACGAAACCGGGGATACATGGACTTACGCCGTCGATTCTTCTCTTAACGCTTCCACTTCTTTGTCTTTCCAATCAATTGACATATTGTCTGCCTTGAACAGTATAGCCTCTGCGTTTGAGACAGAATGGTGGGTTGAGAAAGATTCCATGATTATTCATCTGTCGAAATCCGAACATGGAGCTGTTGTTTCTCTCGAAGTTGGTGAAAACATCAATACACCTTCGGTTACGGAGGGAAAAGATGGGTATTATACCCGATTTTACGCATTCGGGTCAACTCGAAACATCGTACAGGAATACAAAGGTGCTAATGTCAACAATTTGGTCAACAAACGGCTGACTCTTGACCCTAAAAAATATCCGAACGGATATAAAGATATAAGGCCAAACCTTCAACAGGGAGAGATATTTAGCAAAATCCTACTGTTCGATGATATATACCCTTCATCGGAACTCTCCATATCAGATGTCAGATTCCGCCTTATGTGGCGTATAGACTCGGAAACGAATGATAAAATACAGATAGGCACAGATGAAAACGGAGACCCTATATACGACCAATATGCGATATGGTATTTTCAAATACCGGAATTTAACTTCGACAATTCCACTTATGACGAAGAAAAAAATCCGAATGGTATGCTTATACCCAATAAAGTACCTTCGGTACATTTTCAATCGGGGGCTTTGCAAGGTATGGAATTTGAGCTTATATACCATGATGAGAGTAAAACAATAACAAGTGATGATGGCATAAGCTTCGAAGTCAAAAAAGGAGATTTCGAGATTAAATATAAAGAGGAAGAAGGTAACTATATTATCCCTGCTATTACGGGACTTATACCGTCGGAAAATGACGATATTATCCTATTCAACGTCAAAATGCCGGAAGAATATACAGATTCGGCGTACATACGGCTGGAAACAGCTATGAACGAAGAAATAGAACGGCTTTCTTCCGACCAAAACAACTACCAGTTTTCATCTAATCCTGTGGTGTTCGATGAAAACAATCCTGATTTATCCATAGGAAGAAAAGTCGAATACATAAACGCAGGATATTCATATGTTACTCGTGTTATAAGCCTTACAACCAAACTCGACTATCCTTGCGAACAGACTATTACCATCGGGAACAACCTAATAAAAGGGAATACGCAAGAACTGAAAGAAGAGGTTGCATCTGCCAATAAGAATATCGACTTGATTTCTGCCATCAATGATATGACGGCTTCCCTGCAACAATCGTATCAACGGACTGTAAAACAAATGCAGGAAGGATTTGCCCGTATTAACGATATGTGGAAATTCGACACAGAGTTGGAAAATACGATATACTCGAAATTTAATGTGTATTCACAGGGTGGAATATCCGCTCTTGGTGTATGTCGTGGGGAAGGGGGTGGCGGTGGTGAAGGAGGGCTCATCAAGCTCGTGTATGGGTTCGACGATCTGGGCGGCGCATTCGACAACGCCACCCTTACCGATACCTTCAACGCCTACACCATCAACGAGATTTGGAAACTCGCCAACGCCGGCGCATCTACGATAGGTACAGGCAATGTGGTGACGGCGATCAGCAAAACGGGTGGTAATATCGTTGTCACCAAAGGCATAACCCTGTACGATTGGGTGCAGCAGCCGAACAAGCCTACCTATTCGCTGGCCGAGATAAACAACGTGAGCGGTACATATACGGGGCTGACAGTCGGACGTGCGGTCGAATCGGACAATGCGAAAAAGTTGAACGGACTTGACAACGGGGCTTTCCTGTATAAGAGGGGCGGCATGTATGAGACAGCCACCGGAAACGGGTGGTTGATTCGCACGAAAGTCGAAGAGGCCGAGGCGGCTATGTTGACGTTGCATCTGATCGGAAATGGATATTATAGCCGACGAATTATCAATACGATCGTACAGGCGTATAATTATGCCCCGAACGATGTCGAGTTTACGGCTACGGCCGGTACGCATTTCGGTGACGATTTGGGTGACGTGAAGGTGTTCTTGTACGGGGGACACGTGTGCTTTTGGGTTTCGGCCAAGACCGATTACCAGACCTGCTCCATATTCGTCTATAACACATACGGGGCTTTGAACGGGACTTGCGAGAACTGTGTGGATAGTATATCGTTGTCTCCCATGCCGGCAGTCGGCGTGAGCAAGCTGACCGTGGTGACCCCGTCTGTCGCCTTGACGGATAACGATTCCATCGCCGCCGACAGGCTTAAAAATATCCGGACGATTTGGGGAAATCCGTTTGACGGATCGAACGATGTGTCCGGAAGTCTGTCGGGAGTCCGGGATATAACGATGGAGGGAGACATCGATGGAGCGAATGTAATCAGGGCTAAGGGTATAAACCTTTCGACCGGGAGTAAGTCTGTCTCCATCTCCGACGGAAGGATTGTGGCGACGAATAACATAAGGTCAAAGGAGAGTGTCACATCGGACGGTAACATCACGGCCGGAGGGGATATATCGTCGCAAGGCAATATCTCGGCACAAGGCTCGGTCACCGCTCTAACGACTTCGGACATGCGTTTGAAGCGAGATTTCGACTATACCCTCAGCTATACCGACAGGCTCTTGGCGATGGGCAGGGTATGCGATTTCCGATACACCGAAAAAGCACGGAAGCGTAACAAGGGCGGTGTGGACGGGGAAGCCCATACGGGGCTGATCTATCAAAAGGTGAAAGAGGTATTGCCATCGATGGCCTACGAAACGGAGGACGGTTACGGGGCTCTGAACTACCTGTCGCCCGACTATATCAACACCATCGCCGGGGCAACGCAGGAGACCGCCCGTCTGGTTAAAGCCCTTATGGAAGATATAGAACGATTGAAAAAGGAATTGTCCGAATTAAAAGGGAAAGGAGGAAAGTGAGCCTATGGCCATCGATAAAAACAAGATAGCAGCCCCGGTAGCGATAACCGACCCGTATAATCTGCTGGGAATATACCCGGCAAACGGGGTATGGGACGTGGCCGACATTGTTGCCCTCGAACGTCCCCTGTTGCAGGGTGGCCGTCCGGGACGTATCAACAAATGGAGCCGTCATAAACCCGTGCGCTATCCGCAGGCTGCACCGCTATCCGACAACTATCCTCAGCAATCCGGCGGGGTCACGACATACGTCGATCAATGGGAAGGAAGCGAAACGGATAAGAATCAAGGCATACGCTATGGCTTGAAAGCCACGATACCGCACGGCACGAATATCGTCGCTATCCATGATACCTCTTTCGAATATGTCGCCTATCCTCACCCGGGGACGGATTTTTGCCGCCTGAGCGATTTCGACGGCTACGACCACAATGCGGAACCTAATCTTACCGGAAGTAAAATTGACGAAATCAGTGCGGACGTGCCGTATCTTTTTGTCGATATTAACTATTACGATACTTCGGTGAATTCTACCGGCGTACCCGTCGAATCGTGGCTGTCGCTGGCCTCCGACAAGAGTATCGGCGATTATTACCCGGCTATTTTGGCAACCGATGGAAATGGAAGCAGTTTTGCCCGATTGCTGACAAATACCTCTACAAACACCGTAACCACCTTGCGGGTGGGCAATGTGTGGTACTCTGCTTTCAAGGTAAAATTTTTCAGTGACGGTACTACTCCGCCGATACTTCCTGTCGGACAGAGCGACACATTTCCGGGGGAGGATTCGGTAGGGGCGAATTTGAAGGTGACATTGTTCCTTATCGATAAGAAGTCGTTCGAATACTGGACAGGGGTCGACAAACAGATTACCGTGGCGGATTATTTCCCCATACCCACATCGATAGCCATGACAGCCGAGATAAACAGCACATATACCCCGATTAAAATCGTGGATTTCACTTTCCTTTCGAGTTACTTTCAGGTGCGTATCAGTTTTCCGAACGGAAATCCTCCGGTGGGTGAGAAATACACCTTCCGTATTTCGGGGTCCGGATTCCTCGCGATCTATGATTACGAATACAAGGGAACTGGGATTCTCATTTTGAATATCCCTTTGGGGACGACACATCCGGACCTTCCACCGGGAACCCATACCTATTACTTAACCTGTTCCGTGTATGGGGTCTCCTCGTCGGGCGAGGCCGGCGTCCAACTCGACTCCCTATCCAAAAACGTGACATTCGACATTCCCGACAGCGGGATTATCAGTTAACCATAAATACAAAAATTATGATTGAGTTAGTAAAAATCAGTGAGAACATCAGCCGTCAATTCGACGGACAAGAAACGGTAGATAACCTTCAAGCGGTCAACTACCGAATCATGGAGAATGGAGCGGAAAAAGGCCATGTCACCGTCGGGCAAGGCAGTTTTAACATGAATGTCTATTCCATGACCTCCACGGTCGAAGAAACGAAAGCTCTGGTGGAAAAAATGTTCAACGCATTATCCGATGGCAGCGATGAGTGAAAAAGATCCCATAGTGAAATACTCGTGGGAGGATATTAAGTTTACGATTGGCTTCGAGGACAAAAACGGAAGTCCGCTTGATTCCGAGACGAAGAAGTTTAAGTTCATCTACCGGGACGAATCGGGCTGTTGTTGCGAAGTGAGCTACGACGGGAATACACGTAAAAACTGTGTGTACCGTGACGGCGTGCTGTACGGCATATTCAATTCCGGGACTTTCCGATATGGCTTGCTCACGGTCGAGAGGCACTACTGGATAGAGGATGCCGATTTCGATGACGGCAAATGGAACTATGGAGGAGTTGACAAAACCAATATAATCATCAAGTAGTATGGCAGATAATGATTGTATAATCGTTCATGAGCAGGTGGTAGTGCCTGAGCCCGTCGTAGTGGGGGAAACAGTTACCTTGCCCGGCGAGAAAGGAGATAAGGGAGACCCTTTTACCTACGACGATTTTACGCCGGAGCAAATCGCCGGGCTTCAACGTCCTGCGACAGAGGCGGCGGCAGTTGCCAATCAAGCGGCTGAAAAGGCGAGCAAGGCGGTCACGGATATAAAGGTTCTCGGCGACACATTGACGGCGGAAGAAGCAAAACGGGAATCTGCTGAAAGCAGCCGTGCCTCGGCAGAGAGTGAGAGAGCCGAAGCGGAAGTTCAAAGAGAGACGAGTTTTTCCCAAATGCAAACTACCCTTGAAGGGCTTATTACGGATACCCGCACAGCCACATCGAACGCCAACACAGCGGCGGGAAATGCGGAGAATGCCGCAACGGAAGCGAACAACTCGGCAACCCTCGCCAATGCGGCAGCCGAGAAAGCAAACCAAGCGGCGGAGAGTGTGGACGGTAAATATTTTCAAGATAATATCTTTATACCGTTCTATAAATGTTCATTTACAAATGGACATTTAGATACAGAATTTGCAATCCCTATAAATGGTGACTTGGAAGATTTGTTTGTTATTTCTTTTTATAATATTGCTAGTTCGTGGATTAAGCGCGTTAAAAAGGGGAATACAATATGGGAAATTAAACAAAACATTTATATAGGTAGAGAATATCGTCATACGATAAACAATGATGTATTATTCTATGAAGGATATGCATTTGTTCGGGGACGTATAACAGGACTTGCTAAAATAGATTTAAATGATGGCAGTTTAGAGTTCAATAAAGAGGTTATAACTGAATATGAAAATATAAGTCTATACAACAATTATATAGTTGCTACTGGTGAAAAAAAAATTTTAATTATCGAACCGATCAATTTTTCTGTATATAAACAAATAGACATTGATTCATCTACTTATAGCATAACCTCTTATAATGATAGAGTTTTAATTTCAGCAGGGAAAAAACTTTATATTATAAAAGATATTGATTCAGAGATTCATACAATAGAAGGGGAAAGTATTATTTCATCTTTTTATATTAAATATCTTATTAATAATGATATAGATTGCTATTTGTTGTATGATAAAGGAGGTACGAGATTAGTTGCAGAAGATAACAGCTTTGATGTAAAATCATCTGATGAATGTTTTAATACAGTTGGATTCAACCCGTTATATTCACTAAATTACAAAAATTATGCTGGTAATGCAATTATTTTTATAATATGCAACATTGGGTATCTTACATTGAAAGGATTTATTGGTAGCATTTCACTTCTCTGCAAAAATAATGACTGTCCCACGTACAGTAAATTGGAAGAAATCAGTAAATATTTTCTGGAAGACGGTTATGTAAGAAGAATTGGAGATATTATGTATAAAGTAAAAATAGGTTATGATACAAATTAAATTAGACGGGGTAAAAGTCGAAACCATCTATTATGGTAAATGCAAAAAAGAGAGATGGATAGAGGTAGATTCTATCCCATCGCCCGAAGAGATACCCGGGAAAGTACCCGTGATGTATTACCGGAACGGGGCGATAGTCTATGAGTACGAGGAAGCACCGGAAGCGACGGATAACTGCACGGAAACATCTCCCGTACCAATGGACTACGGAGAAACGGTAAACGGATTGATCCGTCGGAAATATACCTTGTCGGAGGAGTTGGCGATACTTCGGCAAAGAGACACGAAAGCAGAGGAGTTCGAGGCTTATAACGCCTATGCGGAATCCTGCAAAGAGGAAGCCAGATTGTTAATCGAAAAACAGAAACATTGATATGGTAGGAATAAACGAGGCTACGGAGGTAGCCAAAGGGATAAGTGAACAGGGGTTCTTGGTGATGACCGCCGCATTCTTCTTGGTGTTGTCGGCCATGATGATGGTAGCCTGCTTCAAGTGGTTCAAGTCGATTATCACCAAGAGCATGGAGGACTACGGCGAGTCCTTGAAAGAGCTCATCGAAAAGACGAACGACCAGAATACCATGTTGTCCGACATATCGGAAGGCCTGCGCTCGGAAACACAACTTCGGATAAAGAACATGACGAGTGAATTTTTCAACCTTTCCGCCAGACGGGTTTTGGAAATCATCGAGCAAGTGAGGGAGGAAAACCATATATCCGACAGGAAGAGGACGCATGAGAAAATTATCGGAAAGCTCACGAACCAGTTCGAGGACAGGAACAGCCGTCTCGATTACTTTACCTATCAGGGAAAGAGGCTGTCTCGCTATGCCAATCCCGAATGGATAGACTGGGTGGCGAAGGTCGTCGAGGACGAGATATATGCCCAAACGGTGAACGATGAAAGATCTAAAACCAATGTATTCTCTGTCTATGACCGTATCAAGCTCGATTTTTATCACCGATTAAATAATGAATAATATGAAGAAACTTTTGGAAAGAATCAAAGGGTTGTTATTGTCTGTTCCCCACGACAAGCTGCTGCATTTTATCGCAGGAGGTGTCATCGCCTCTTTCTTCGCCATCGTGATAGGTGCGACGGCGGAATATTGTGTGCTGTTCTCTGCCATAGCCGGCTGTATCAAGGAGGCTGTCGACGAGTGGAGGAAGCCGGGGGCTTGGTCGTATGCCGACTTGCTGGTTACCATACTGGGCGGGCTGGTGATTCAAATCGAGGTTTGGATTGCCTGATGAAAAAAAATGACTGTCGAAAGATAATTTTTTTATAACCCGGCGACGGGAAAGCGTTCTTTGACTTCTTGGAATCACCGTTTGATTTATCGTAAAAAAGTATAAGAATTGGTTGCATGTTACGATATTTTTTGTTACTTTGCAACAAGATGATAAGCGATACCTATAAATACGATAGCGTTACGGTTGCAAACTATATCATTGCGTTTGCTAACCAGAATAAGTTTTTCATTAACATGACTAAGCTTCAAAAGTTGTTGTATATAGCTTATGGAGTATATCTTTACGTAAAGAACGAACGCTTGACAAACGAGCACCCTCAGGCTTGGCCGTATGGTCCGGTTTTCCCGACCACTCGAAATAAATTGATAAAAAAGGATTTTTCAGAAATTTCCCTTTCTGATGAAAACCTTGAAAAAATAGCCCGTGATTCCGAAATGGAATCTCTGATGAAACTGGTCTTTGGCAGCTATGGTTCTAAAACTGCCGCCTATCTGACGGAATGGTCTCACAAGCCCGGTTCTCCGTGGGATAGGACCGTTAAGCAGCCTTCATTCAGCTGGGGGGATAGAATCCCGGATAGTTATATCCAAGAGTATTTTAAGACACTAATTTCTCCCAAAGCATGACTAAACAGAAAGATTCTTTTAGCGGCTTGGATTTACGTAGTGAGAATGGTGTCCATATTTCTCCCGACTCAAATTTGGGCGATATAGACGACAAGAATTTATCCGAACAAATACGGGAGCGATATTCACAAGATACACAATTTCGTAAACATTTGGCCAGATGGGTCATGTGGATTATCCCCATATGGTTATTCATAGTAATTGCCATTCTTGTATTTTGCGGGATCGGATTATTTTCATTGGGACCGGAAATATTGATAGCTCTACTGGCTACGACGACTATCAATGTATTAGGTTTAGCCAATATCGTATTAAAGGGTATTTTCCCGAACCGAAAAAAATAAACATTGTTCACATGGATACAAAAGGTTCATTCCCCTATGTCCAGAACTCGTCCGATACGGATTCTCAACCTCCGATACCGGCTGATTATTCTCCAAAATTCGATGAAAGTTATTTAAATTCTTTAATCGAAAAGGCTTATCCTCGTCTAAAAGATGTCGACCCTGTACAATGGCTCGATGAATTGAGGAGAGAGGATTGATAATGCCTTCGGCCTACGTTTGTCCCATTTTCAATAACGGATAAGCCTAACCCTAAGGCTACTCTCTCATACATTCGTTACAAGCGGTGATTCTAAAAAAGTCACCGCTTTTTTTGTCGCCAAAATGAAGAAAGACATGAATAAGAACGTACAGGATTTTGTCATCGAGACGATTCAATCGATTGCCTCGAAAATACCGGGAATAAGGATCAGGTATGCCTACGACATACAGACCAACTTCCATATCGTGGAGGTCTCTCCTGAAAGCATAAGAAGAGGCAGTGAAGAATACATGGAAATGGAGTATCTGTTATGGAAAGAATTTCAAGAAAAATTTCCGGACAGAATTAACAACATGGAAAACTTAATCTTCGAGATATGAAATACTTCACGATGAAAGAACTCACAAAGAGTTCGACGGCAGATAAACTGGGTATAGACAATACCCCGACGACAGAAGTATCGGTTGCGCTGTCGAACCTTGTCACCCATGTTTTAGACCCCTTGCGGGAGATGTACGGGAAGGCGATAACCGTCAATTCGGGCTATCGTTGTCCCAAACTCAATGCCGCCGTGGGTGGTGCGAAAAGCAGCCAGCACATGAGGGGCGAGGCGGCGGATATAACGGCAGGGAACAAGGAGGAGAACAAGAAACTGTTCGAGTTGATTCGGGATAACCTTCCATTCGACCAGTTGATTGACGAGAGCAATTACAGTTGGGTACATGTATCTTATGTGTCGTCATCGAAGAACCGGAAACAAATACTGAGCTTATGAGACATATCGTATTCCTATTGTTGTTTTTGGCTATCTTGGCTGCGACGAGTTGTACCAGACATGTGTATGTTCCGGTGGAAACGACAAAGAGCGACACGGTGTATCTGAATCGTGTGCAGCTCGATTCCATATACATGCGGGACAGTGTTTTCATCGAGAAATCGGGAGACACGATACGGGAGTTCCAATACAAGTACATATACAGGTTCAAGGACAGAATCGATACGCTGTATATATCCAAGACGGACAGCATACAAGTACCCTACCCCGTCGAGGTAGTAAAGTACAAGACTCCCCGATGGTGCTGGTGGGCTCTCGGTGTCATTGTCTTGCTGCTTGTCCCTTACATCATGAAATGGATAACAAAATTGAAAGGACTGGGTTTCTTGATATAATTTGATTTACGACTCCTTCCGGGTCTTCGGAGTATAAAGAGGAAAGCCTCAATCTCTTGCTGCTCTTCCAAAACTAACAAGAGACAACATCACGGGGAATGTTACGAGGCTTTCACAGCCTTTAAACAGGAACGTGATGTTTTTTATTGTGTCAACAATCTATAATTTAACAAATATTTAAAAAGGCAAGAGATATGAAAACCAATGAAATCTTTGAACACGTCTTGCAAATCGTTTGCGAGGAATGTGAGCTGTGTTACGGCGAATTGATTAACGGGGCGAACAAAAATGCGGTCGACGCACGTTGCCTGCTCATCTGTGCGTTGGTATCGCTCGGCTTCTCCGAGGAGAACACCGCCGCTTATCTTTCCATGACCCGACAGGGAGTGAACAAATTGAAAAACAGCCTGAAACAGCGGTGTTCGGGAAGTTTTATTCTGACAACGACAAATCAACGGGTCAGCAACAGGATAGCCACCGAAATCCGAGGATAGCAACGGCAATAGCCATACGTTTGTATGCGGCCGATATTGGCCGTAACCATCAATTATATCTATATGGAAAGAACGTATGTTTTCAATCAAGAGCCCAATGGTGGCGGAAGCAAGTTCGACATCATGGCTTTATTGCCCAACCTGATGGGTGGTAAAGGGGTCGATCCCGGACTCTTGGCCCTTCTCAATCAGGGAAGGAACAATCAGGACGCTTGGGGCGGAGGCATGTGGTGGATTTGGATTATCCTGCTGTGGTTCTGCTGGGGCGGTAACGGATTCGGAGGTTTTGGCAACCGGGGCGGGCTTCCTGCCGAGTTGAACGGCGATGTAGGACGTGAATACCTGATGTCGGCCATTCAAGGGAACGGTAATGCCATCAACCAACTCGCCTCGTCCTTGAACTGCTCTACCCAACAGTTACAATCCGCCTTGTGCAACATTCAGGGCTTGATTCAGGGTGTCGGCAACCAAGTGGGCATGTCCGCACAACAGATCATCAACAGCATTCAATCGAGTAATTGTACGCTGGCTACCCAAATCGCAGATTGCTGCTGCAAGACGCAAAACGCAATCGAGAGACAAGGATATGAAACCCGTATCGCCACCTCGGAACAAACCCACTCCCTCGTGGACAGCGGCAATGAGAACACTCGTGCCATTTTGGCGAAGCTGGATTCTATCCAAACTCAGGCTTTACAGGACAAAATCACCGCTTTGACGGCAGAGAAGGCTACTTTGGCAGCTGAAATCTCCCAACGGAACCAGAATGCGACCATTCTCAATGCGGTAGGGCAACAGATTGCTCCCCTCGCTGCCGGTTTGCAGGCTCTCCAAAGCGATGTGGACGGCATCAAGTGTAAATTGCCCAATACCGTTCCCGTGGTATATCCGAACATTCAGGCTGTAAACACGGACTTGTACCGGGCTGCCGCTTATGGAGCTTATGCGGGCGATGTCGCATACGGGCGCAGCGGTTACGGATGCGGTTGCAACAACTACTGGGGTTAATTCCAGTAAGAAAGGAGGTATATATGTGGCCTAACTTTTTTACAGGGTTTCCCTTTCCGTTCCCGACGCTGGGCAGAGTGAATTACAACACTCTTCCTACGGTGGCGGTGACGGTCGGCACGGAGAACGTGACTTTGGAACTCCCAAACCATGCGTTCCGTAACAGGGACTATGTGGGAGGATTCTATATCAATCTCCGTCAGGCGATACCCGCCGGAACGACCGCAACGCTTCCCATTCTCATCGGGACGAATGGGGACACGAGACCTCTGCTGGCTTACAACAACGAGCCGGTGACGGTAGAGAATATCGCCGGTACGGGGATCTATGAAATCCATTACAACAAGTACACCAACGAAGTGTACCTTGTCAACGGTGGGTACAGACCTACTACGACGACGGCGGCAACCAACGTCGCTGCCAAAAGCAAATAATTAACACGGGGCTGCCTTTTATCGGGCAGTCCCATTAAATCAAAAAAACTATGTTTCAGAATCTTCGAGCAAACAACCAGTTATTTATCCTTCATAAGGACGAAAATCCCTTAGTGGATATAGGCTCCGTCGTCAGCGTTTCGGCTGCGAAGCCCAAGTACCCCATGCCGACACCTATCGGGCAGATACCCCAGATGGAAATGGTGGTGGACGTGGTGGTCTGCGTGAACGGGCAGAACACGACGTTCCAGAACTTGCCGGCAGGTGCAGACATCGCTGACTTCGGGCAAAACGGAAACATCGTCATATCTTGTTCCAGAGAGGCCATGAACTCGGAAGTGTCGGCTATCCGGCAAAAGAGCTTGGACGAACTGAACCGGCGTAATTACCACGAGAACGTGATTGCCGGGTGCGACAAGATATTGACAGTTTTGAATCCCGAATTTGCGGAGAAGCAAAGGCAGGAGCAGGAGATTGCCACCCTCAAAGGGCAGATGTCCGAAATGAGCAGAAGCATGGCCGACCTAATGGCCATGAACAAGAAACTGATGGAACAGCTCGGTGTTGCTGAAACTAAAAACAAAAAGTAATATGGGAATGTGGTCAATATTAGAAGAAGGCCGTGGATATGAAGGATTCAATGAACGCGGCGGTAGAGAGCTCGAAATGGCCTACAAGGAAGGTTGCGAGCACGGCTACAAGAAAGGCTATGAAGCTGCCATGCGGGAAATGCAGGGCGGCGATATGGGCTTCCGTGGCAATAATGGCGGCAGTTACGGCGGCGGGAATTATGGCGGAGGTTCTTCCAGTGGAATGAACAACCGTTATGCTCCCGGTTATCCTCCTTCGTACTATGACGAAATGGGGGAACGCAGACGCAGACGGGCCAACGGCGAGTTCTATTAATCGGGAGGGGAGAAATCCCCTCTCTCTTCAAAAACATAAAAAAGCAGTGTTATGAACCAACGATTAGACATTTATGATATTTTCCCCTCTGGCATGACGGAGTACCTTTCCCGATACGGCTGGCACTTCTCCAAGAACATGTGCGAGTGGGCGGTTTCCAGAATGAAGGCCGAAAACAAGGCCACCGGAAAGAAGGAGGAGATAAAAGCCCTTTCGAAAGAAGACGTGGAGGTCATCTTGACACAGGCGGGCGTGAAGTTGGAAAATTCCAAAGGGTACGACCATGTATTTGTCGCCAATATGGGTAAGGCCGACTATTTGAAATCATCGATTCCCGACGATACCCATTTGGCTCTGTTTGTAAAGGACTATATCGACGACCCTGACGGTTACGACGGGTTGCCCTTTACACGTTTCTATGCCGACTGTATAGGTTCGGGCACTCCGATCATGTGGGAAAATATGTTATAAAACATGATTGTTCAGGATTTCTACATAGCGAAATACGACTGGCACGTAAGGGTTTTTTACGCCGTTACCACCTACTGGACAAACACCATACTCCGGGAGCTGGAACGGATCGGTTGTACGGGGAGTAATCTGGAAAATGCTTTCAGAAGTTTGTCGTCCGGTAACTTGAATACAGGACTTACCTATTCCAATTTCGAGCATCGACGGACGGTGATGGTAATTGCCATGACGACGAGTCCCGAACAGTTCCAAAACTCTTGGGATCATGAAAAGGGGCATTTGTGCAGGCATATATCCCGGACGTTCGGCATTGACCCTTACGGGGAGGAAGAACAGTACCTTCGGGGATATATCGGGCAGAAGATGTTCCCCGTGGCGAAGAAGTTCCTATGTGAGTGTTGCAGAAATAAATTAATTCGGGAAGTACATGGAGATAGCTAAAATCATACAAGCCATCTGTTCCGGCAAGTCGAGGAAGGAGGTTTATAACCTGCTTTCGCCGGAAGAGAAGGATACCTTGAATCGGTTTGCCGATAACGGTCTCTTGAACAGGAGAATGAGGCGAAAATTTCAAAGGAATATTCGGAAATGCAAATGATGAACAGGGAAATGCCGGGGTAAGAAGCTCCGGCATTCGTGTTTAATTCTATGTCAATCATTTTTGCGTAAAATCTTCCACAACTATACGAAAATAGACTATATCGTATAAAATAATGAGGAAAATTTTCCACATCATTCGTTTTGTTAAATATTGATAAATCATAAAATATTTATACTACAATATTTTGTACATACAACAAAATGGAGTATCTTTACCATGTAATCAAAAACAAACAGTAACCAATTAAAATAGAGTCATGTTACAGAAAGGTACAGAACAATACAAAGAAGCTCAGGAATTATCCAACAGACTTCAACAGATTGCTAGCTATGAAAGATGGAATAATAACAATTCGTATGAGTTGCATTTCAACCCGTTCTATCAGTTTTTATCACGAATAATAAACCTGAATGTTTTTGCCTCCAACGTTGCAAAGACTATCGATGAAAAATGCACCTATCCGAGTTTCAAGATTGCCAACATGTCGAGTAAGCAAGCATGGATACTTGCCTGTGCGGCGATCGAGAATAACATAAATCTTGAAGATTGTTATACCCCTGTATGGGCTAGATGATTTAAATAAAAATTACTTATATATGGAAACAAAAAGAACAATGGTATTATCATTTCATGTTTGCCGAGGAGGCAGATTCTTTAACCCCGGCCACGTTGAATTTGTTGGAGAAAAAACATTCTCAGATGTGTGTAGCATGTTGTCAGATCGCTTGTTCACGAAAAACAGGGACGAGCATGGGAGGTTCTGCAAGCCCTATATTGCAGACGAAGTGGGCACTGTCGTTAGTGAGGACGACGAGAACGGAAGAACCGGAGAGATAGACTTCGATGGTGATTATGACAGATATTATACTATCGAGATAGAGGATATAGACGACCTCAGCGACTCGGAATTGGAAGCCATAAGGGAGTATAAAGGGTATATAAGCGAAGATCTTGAACGGCTTATTAAAGTCAGTGACGACGAGGAAAACGAGGAGGACGAAGAATGAAAAGGGAATTTCCGCTATTCATTGTAGACCATAACCGGGCGCACAAATTCGGAGAAGTCGACTTCATATACTGTTCGGACATAGACAATGGATTCATCGCCAAAGTCGAGTATATGGACGGTATTGTTGAGGAAGTCGGAGAGGATTACCGTATAGAGCCCGGATTGTCGGGGTCGAATCTCTCCGCAAAAATCAGCATTAAGCGTATTACAGGTAAAAATCCTGATAAGACTAAAATACGGGGCCTTTTAAAACAGGCTATGAAGTATTATACATCGCTATCGACATTCTCGGCAGACATCGGAAATATTACGGTTCGGCAAATGGTGTTATTCATTGATACGCTGATTTTAGACGGTCGTAAGAATGCGATTGCAGCCGGTAGTGATTATAATTATAGGAATACGGTATTAACATCTATCGCATTTTTAGAGGCGATAAAGAAGGAATTGATAGGAGTATGACAATAGAAGATTTATCGAAAAAAGCGTGCGAGATTCGCAAAAAAAAAGGTTTGTCTCAATATAATATCTGGAAACAGGGTATGAACTTTGGGACTGTCATTGCCATTGAAAGTGGAAAGAATGTCAACTTGAACAACTTCCTTAAATATTGTGAGATCGTAGGAATTGATGTAACTTTGGAAGAGAAAGAGTAAAATGTCAGAATCTTGAAAGTGAATTTTCAAACAATCCTAATTGTTGCTATACCTCGGCCACCCAT